CATTTAAAATGCTCAGAGCGGGCATTTTAGGTGTTGTCGGCGCCGGCGGCCAGATGCTTTCCACCTTCATGAAAATGTCCACTGTAATCCAGACACCATTCACGCTGGGAGCGACGGCAGTCACTCGTTTCAATCGTGCTGCACGCATGGGACTGGCACCAATCCCATCGCTCATTTTTGCCATTCGTGGCGCGATTACGGGGCTGAAAGGGGCATTCGCTGGGCTCACTGCGTTTATCGCAGCAAACCCGATTGGTGCTGCGTTTACTGTTGCAACAGTTGCTGTTGCCGGGCTGATCACCTACATGACCATGCTTCGCAACGAAACGTCCAAAGTTGTTGAGGAGATTCGCAAAATCCCCGAAGCGATGACGGCAGCCAAGCGAGCACAAATGGCGGAGCGCGCATCGCAGCTTGAGAAGCAAATTCAGCGGGACCAGCAAGCGCTTAAAACTGGCGAAAGTGTGAACTACATTTCCACTGTCGCCGGCCCTGTCGCCGTTAAGGAGTCTAAAGAGGTTGTTGAGGCTCGACTGAAGAAAAATCAGGAAGAGTACAAGAGAACCACTGACACCATCGCGCTGGGGGATGGCGCTGTATCCAAACGTCTGGCGAAAGAGGCTGCTGAATCCCAGATCGAGAAAATCCGGGCGGATAATCAGCTCTTCTCAGCTACGTTTGTTAAAGCGCGTCAGGAGGCACTGGACAAAATCCAGAAGATCAATGACGACAAAACACTGTCCGATGATGAGAAGAGCAAGCTGCTTGCGCCGCTGCGAGAGACAGTAAACAAATCTTATCTGCAGCCGGCCCAGAAACTTGTCGACTCGTTATCATCGCGTAAGACCGCAACTGAAAAGCAGATCGCACATTTTAGCGATTTGCTGGAAAAGGCGAAAAAAGAAGGAAACACAGAACAGGTACAGAAGCTGCAGGGCAGTATTCGCGGCTATCAGGAACACCTGGAGACGATTGCTCAGGAACTGACACAGGCTGAGTTTGAACGCGATAACGCGGCGAAAACCGGGAAGGGCGTGAAGACCAACCAGGGAACAGTGCTTGGGTTGGGCACCAGCGACAAAGGCGCTGATAAAGCGCTCGCGCAGTACATGCGCAACCAGATGGACTCTGCGGTTTACCAACGCACGCTGCCTGATGGCACACCAATGATGGATTTTGAAGGAAAACCTATCATTGGGCCGAAGCAGCTTAAAACTCAGCTTAACCTGCAGAAAGCCTCAACCGCATCTTCTCTGGAAAAGATGAGCGAGAAGGAGCGTGCAGCCGCCATAGCCGCATTAACCAAAGCTCGTGAACAAGATGCCGCTGCTGCCGAGAGGACAGGGAAGCGTACTGCGAATGCCTCTGAACGCGCCGCGAAGAGGGAGGAAAGTGCGCAACAGAAGCTGGCTGCCAGCTACCAGAAGGCTCTGGATAAAGCTGATCAGCTCATGGGGCAAATGGGCGAAAGTTCAAAGGCTACTGTGTCGTTTGATCAGTCGCTGCGTGATGTCACCAAGTCACTAACCGATCTTGCAAACGCCACGCCTAACGAGTTTATCTCGCAGGAGATGGTTGACCAGGCCAAAAAACGTCTCGCGGATTTGAGGAACGCTACCCCCGAATACCGTGAAATGTTTAATCGCCGCAACGTCGAGCAAATGATCAGCGCTTGGGCGCCGGAATCGGATTCGATTATCAGCGCAGGCTTGATGCAAAGCCATGAGGAGAAGGCTGCCGAGTTTTCGGATACCTACAATCGCAATCTTAAGGCGCTGATCGAGCTGCGTGATAAGGCGACTGACCCGAAAATCATCTCGCTTTACAACAAGCAGCTTAATCAGCTGGTGGCCGCTGGCAACAATGCGCTGATTAATCAAACAGGTACAGCGACCCAGCAGTTGGCTCTGGAGTATGAGAACCTGGCTGAGCAGATTGAGGGCACTTGGACAGATCTGTTTAGCGGCTTAACCGACACGCTTACTGACTTTGTTGTTAACGGGAAGATGAGCTTCTCCAGTCTGGCCACATCGATCCTTAAAGACATCACCAACATGGTCGTGAAGACCCAGATCACTCTGCCTCTCATGAATATGTTGGGAATGGGAACGACAAACGCCGGCAATGCACAAAGTGGAAATCTCATGAATGGCGTAGCGTCTGCGATCGCTAATCAAGGGGTTCAGCTCGGTAATTCTGGTGGGGCGGTGGCCAATGGGGATAAATCTGTCGGCGAGGCCACCAAGGAGACAGCCTCCGGCGTGAACTCTATGGGGCAAGCGTCTCAGAATGCGGCCAGTGGTTTAAGTCAGGCGGTGAATGGTGTCTGGGACTGGACGAAGTCATTGTTCACCGGTACTGACGCTACGAAAGATCAAACCAAAGCGGTTAACAGCAGCATCCTCAGTATGGGGAATCTGTCTACCGCGGCGGGGGCACTGGCAGCAACATTCGCCATGGTAGGTGCTTCGTCGTCGAGTTCGTCCAGCCGTTGGCTGAATTTCGGTCTGTCGCTGGCCAGTACCGCAGTGTCCGCTTGGGCTGGGTCTTCGACGCCATCAGGCTCAAAGCCAAATGTGAAGAAGCACGCCAATGGCGGCATCTTTGGCAGGGAAGGGGTTGTGCCTCTGAGAGCTTATCAGAAAGGCGGAATTGCCACCTCACCACAGTTGGCGATGTTTGGCGAGGGCTCAATGAACGAGGCTTACGTTCCGTTGCCAGATGGTCGAACCATTCCAGTCACACTTTCTGCAGAGTCGGCTGGAAAGAGCACGGGTAACGCGGTGTCCCCTGTCTCAATTCAGATCAATGTGACCAAGGATGGACGAACCAGCGAGAGCAGCAGTGGAAGCGAGAGCAATCTCTGGAACGGTGCAGCGCGGCAAATTAAGTCGATTGTGCTTGAGACGATTGCCGAAGAGAAACGTTCTGGTGGTTCACTTAATCCGCATACCACCAGAGGGTAGTAAAGCCGGCCGCCTTAGCGGGCGGCCATCACAAGGAAGTGATATGTCGAGGAAAGTATTTAATTGGTATCCAGATTATGAGTCTGAGAAAACGGTAAAGCCTAAAGTGACCGTGCTGAACTACGGCGATGATTACGAGCAGCGCCAGTCGCAGGGGCTCAATCGGATTAAAGAAGAGTGGTCTCTCACGTTCACCCGTAGCCATGACGTGGTAAACGACGTTGATGACTTTTTGACTGCCCGCGCAGGGGTGGAGTCATTCGTTTGGACTAACCCAAGAGGCAAAGCAATTATCGTGGTTTGTGATAGCCATACGGTAAAGCGTTACCCAGGTTATCAAGTGCTTACGGCAACATTTAGACAGGTTTTTGAGTCTTAATTTGCGACTATAGATAAGTAAGTACTTATCTATTATTATATATCAACTTCACAGGATGTGACGTTGAGTTTTTCAAGGATGAAGTGATGGGTATTAGAGCTGATATTCAGAGTTTATCGCCTTCTGCGCTCATTGAGTTGTTCGAGCTGGATATGTCGGTGACAACCTCCGGCGGCAAGTTGTATTTCCATGCCGGCACCAACGGGCTTAGCCAGCCAATTGTCTGGCAGGGAGTTTCCTATGAGCCGTGGCCAATTAAAGCGTCTGGATTTGATAAAAGCGGTCAGGGAACACTTCCTCGTCCAAAGATTCAGGTTTCCAACTACGACGGTGTAATTTCTGCGGAGCTGCAGGCCAATGACGATCTGATTGGCTGCAAAATCATTCGCAAGATGACGCTGGCACGTTTTCTGGATGCGGTGAACTTTCCGGATGGAAACCCGACCGCAGACCCAAGTCAGCATTTCGCTGATGAAATGTGGTTCGTCGAACAGAAGACCCTGGAGACACACCAGTATGTCGAATTCGAGCTGTCCAGCGTCTTAGATCTGATGGGTGTTCAACTACCGTATCGTCAGATCATCAAAAACAGCTGCCCGTGGAAATATCGCGGAACAGAGTGTGGCTACACCGGCCCATATTTCGACAAAAACAACCAGCAAACCTCTTTGGCCGGCGCCGACTACTGCACCAAGCGTTACGACGCCTGTAATGCTCGTCGCAACTACTTCGCGAATGGCGTTATTCATTTTGGCGGATTTATTGGGGCGACACGATATGAGTAACCAGACGTTACCTGAGCTGGGCTCAGAAGTCATGCAGGATATCTATCGCTGCGCTATCCAACGTTACCCGAATGAAGCGTGTGGCTTTCTGGTACGCACACAGGGTGAGAAATATCGCTTTATGGAAGCGATGAATGTCTCTGAAACGCCATGTGAGGATTTTGTCATGCGTGCCAGCGACATTATTGCGGCCGAAGATGCTGGGGAAGTGATCGCTATTTGGCACTCTCACGTTGAGCGCAGCGCAGAGGCGTCAGACCCGGATCGCTCCGGGTGCGAGGCGACGGAACTACCGTGGATGATTCTGGCAATTCGCAAAAATGTGGAAAGCGATATGCCATTCCACTTTAGCGAAATGAACGTCATTTATCCGTGTGGTTTTGAGATGCCCTACCTCGGGCGCCCATACGTATTCGGTGTGTTTGATTGCTGGATGCTGTGCCGCGATTACCTAAAGCGTGAATTTGACGTTGAGCTGAATGCAAACGCCCACCTGCATATTCCTTCCTGGTACACGGGGGACAACGACATCCTCGACCAGAACTACCGAAATGAAGGACTTGTCCGCATGGCGCCGGGGACGGAACCCCAGCGCGGCGACATCTTCTTCATCCAGTACGGGAAAATGCCAGATCACTGCGCGGTATACATCGGCGACGGCATGATCATGCATCACCAGATCGACCGTCTCAGCTGTCGGGCTTATTACGGTGGGATGTATCAGAAGCACACGACGCATCACCTGCGTCACAGGGATTTACTCAAGGGAGACGAGACGTGTCTGAATTAGTTCATGTTCAGCTCGGCGGTGCGATGGCAAAGAACTTTGGCCGCCACTGGAAATTGAAGGTGCGCAACACCAAACAAGCCATCGATTTGATTGAGGCGAATCGCCCGGGCTTTAAAGCCTGGATTAAGCGTAACCGTAACCACTTCGATAAGTACCACATCCAGGTCACAAATAAGCAGGGCCACAAGTGGTCAATGGACGACACCGAATACCAGATGATGGGCGAGTCGGAAAATATCGCAAAAATCCGCATTACTCCCGTACCACGTGGCAGCGGTGGTAAGGCGTTTGGGTGGTTCCAGACTTTCGTGGGCGCCGCGATGATCGCTGTCGGCGCTCTGGCCTCTGGGCTGACTTTTGGTGCGTCTTCCGCGCTGGTAATGGGAGGGATGTCATTGATGATGGGCGGTGTGTCCATGCTGATTTCGCCGCAGGCATCAAATGCGTCTGTCAGACAGGCGGATAACACGGATTCGTTTTACTTCGATGGGCCTCAAAACACCAGCAACCAGGGAAACCCGGTTCAGCTTAATTACGGCGAGGAAATTTTAGTTGGCTCACAGATTGTGAGTTCTTCAATCACCATAGACCAACTGTAAGGGAAGTTTTTTGAACATGGATCAGTTCAAGAAAAAGAGATTGCCCCTCCTGATTGCGGGAGCGGGCGGCAAAAAGAGCTCAGGCTCAAGCCGTACACCAGTTGAAGCGGATGATACCGTTAATTCTCGCACCATGGCGTCTATCCTCGATCTGCTCGGGGAAGGTGTTGTTGGTGGGTTGATTGACGGTGCTAAATCTATCTTCGTCGATGGTGTGGCGCTACAGAACGAAGACGGTTCATTCAACCGTTCCGGTGTAACTTGGGATTTCCGGGATGGTTCGCAAGACCAAAGCCCGATGCCTGGTTTCGATTTTGTCGAAACGCCAAAGGCCGTTAATACACAGCTGAAAACCACAAACGCGGTTACGGTTGCCATCGATAACGACGATGCTGATCGTGTCCGAGTGATCATGAAGTTCCCGTCGCTGCGTAGCATTGACAAGAAAACAGGGGACACAAACGGTACTTCGGTCCAGTTTAAGTTCCAGCTGGCCAACGGCAATGGCTCTTTCTATGACGTGATTGCTGCAGGTGAGAGCAGCTCTGACGTGACGCTGACTGCGAAAAAGACTGGTGTCTACTACCGCAGTTACGAAATCCAGCTTCCAAAGCCTGGGCGTGCCTATAAAGTGCGCGTGCTTCGTCTCTCCGCCGACAGCAACGATCAGTATCTCTTTAACGATACCTGGGTCGACTCTATCGGTGAGATCGTTGACACCCCAATGAACTACCCGAACTCCGTTCTGGTTGGCCTTAAGGTTAACTCTGAGCAGTTTGGTAGCTCTATGCCGTCACGTTCGTATCTTATCCGTGGCCTCAAAATCCGTGTGCCTTCGAATTATGATGAAAACACGAACACTTATAACGGCGTTTGGGATGGAACCTTTAAGCTTCTGTCGTCTTCCAACCCTGCCTGGATTCTGTTCGATCTGCTGACCAATGCTCGTTATGGCCTCGGCAAATTTGTTTCGGAGTCAATGATTGACCTTGGCCAGCTTTATCAGATCGGTCGCTACTGCGACGAAGAGGTTGATGATGGCTTTGGTGGCAAAGAAAAACGCTTTGCAATCAACACCCAGATCACCAGTCGTCAGGACGCTTATCGTCTGATTCAGGATATTGCCGGCGCTTTCCGTGGCATGGTTTTCTGGGCTGGTGGCATGGTGAATATCATGCAGGACAGCCCGTCTGACCCTGTCATGCTGTTTACCAACGCAAACGTAAAAGATGGCCTGTTTACCTATAAAGGCTCTGCTCGAAAAGACCGGCCGTCCGTTGCGCTGATTACCTATAACAACAAACAAGACGGCTATAAGCAGAACGTTGAGTATGTTGAAGATCAGGAAGCGATGGCCCGATACGGGGAGCGCAAGACCGAGGCCGTTGCGTTCGGATGCACCAGCCGTGGTCAGGCTCATCGTGTAGGTTTGTGGCTGCTCTATACCGCGCGTATGGAGTCAGACATGATCACCTTTACCGCGGGCCTGGACGCCTCGTTCCTGATGCCGGGCGAAACCGTTCTGATCCAGAACAAATATCGTGCCGGCAAACGCAATTCCGGTCGCATCGTCTCTTTCACCAAAAACAGCATCACCCTCGATGCACCTGTCTCTCTGAAAAAGAGCGGTAGCTTCATCCGTATCATCAATCAGGAAGGCAAAATCGTTGAGCGAGACATCAACGAGACCGGCGACAACATCACTAAAGTTACCTTCAAGACGGCGTTGGCCACAGCCGATCAACCAGTAGCGAATGGTGTCTGGACGATCACCGAACCAGACCTGGTTCCAATGCGGGCGCGCGTTGTCGCTATCGCGCAAGGTGAAACCCCGGGGTCGTTTGATATCACGGTGGTGCAGAACAATGCATCTAAGTACCAGGCGATTGATAACGGGGCAGCGCTCGTTCCAGAAAATACGACGGTTCTTGATCCCACATATTCCAAACCGAGCAATCTGGTCATCTCAGAAGGCACTTATCTGTCCAGTCCGGGCAACTTGTCCGTGAAGCTGATGCTTGCCTGGGAAGGTAAATCACCAGAATACTGGGTCAGCTGGCGCCGCTCCGACGAGGGCAACGTCTCCAACTGGCAATCTGCCCGCGCCACGGAAGAACAATATGAAATCGTCAATGTTGCCGAAAATGGGCGATATGACTTCCAGCTGTATTCCGTTTCCTTCGGCGGCAAAAAATCCGAGATCATTACTGCTGTCTATCAGGTAAAAGGCACGATGACGCCGCCAGGGGCGCCCACATCACTGACCGCGGTGGGGGATTATCGTAACGTGGTATTGAATTGGGTTAACCCTGATTCAGTCGACCTCGCGCAGATCAACGTGTATGCGTCCAAGACAAATAAGCTGGACACCGCGACACTCATTGCTCAGGCCGCCACAACGACTTTCACTCACGCTGGGCTGGGTGACAACGAGACCTGGTATTACTGGATTCGTGCGGTAAACAAACGTGGGATGGTAGGCCAGCCGAACTCGAACCTCGGTACAGAGGCCACCACTCGCGACGTATTGTCTTTCCTGAAAGACAAGATCACATCTTCTGAACTCGGCAAAGAGCTGCTCGACGAAATCGACAGCAAAGCCACTCAGGAGGCGGTAGACAAAGCCATTGGCGAGGTTCAGAACTCAGTCAACGAGTCTATTCAGCAAGTTGAAAACGACCTTGCGCAAACCTCCTCCGAAATTAAGGCGCAGGTTGACTCTGTCAATCAGTCGCTGAAAGAGGACATTGATACCGTCAATCAGACAATTGTCGACAATATCGATACGGTCAACCAGACGATCAATACCAACATCTCCAATGTAAACAGCCAAATTGAAGCTGCAAAACAGTCGATTAAAGACGGCGACGCTGCTCTGTCGCAGGAGATTAAGAAAGCGCAGTCATCACTGACAACGTCGCTGTCCCAGACCAGCAAAGATTTGACTGCGGCCATTCAGAAAGAGACGAATGACCGTATTGCAGATGTTAATGATGCAGCCAAGCAAGCGGCCGACCAACTGCTGAGCGCGAAGAATGAGCTGAAAACCTCTATCGATAGCTTGTCTGAGGTTGTGACCTCCGGTGACGAAAACCTCGCGCGACAGATCTCGCAGATTGCCGCTGGCACAGGGGAACAGTTTGACTCTCTGAAAATCTGGTATTTCGACCAGGACGCCGAAGGCTGGACGGAAGATGATAATGGCTACACGCCAATGAGCGTCACCAGCGATGGCTGGCTGAAAGCGAACAATCCGACCTCAACCTGTCGTTCCCCTAACGGATTGACGATCGATGCCCATGCTTATCGTTTCATTAAGATGCGCGTTAAAAAAGTTGGCAACCCAACCTGGAACGCCAGAATGTTCTGGATCGGCGCTGATGAAACTGGCTGGAATGCTGGTCGCTCCGTGGTTATCAATGAGCCGGAATACGACGACAAGGGTATTGCGATTCTGACCCTGCACGACATTGAGTGGCGGGATTCGACAACGATTCGTCGTTTCCGCTTCGATTTCACTTCGGGTCAGGATGCGGACAATTACCTGTTATTCGACTGGATCGCCGTTGGTCGACCGACGCCGGGCGCAGGCATGGCCGCGTTACAGGAAGAGCAGCAGGCTCGTGCGAATGCAGATACCGCCGAAGCGCAGGCGCGCAGCACATTGGCTGCACAAATCCGCGGTTCATCTGAAAGCGGAAATCTGGACGACATTCGCTCCGGTCTGATCTATCAGGAGAAAAATGCTCGTATCACTGCCGATGCTGCGGAAGCGAGTGCGCGTGAATCCCTGCAGACTGAATTCAACAGAAACAAAGCCTCTGTTGCAGAAGAGCTGCATACGCTGTCCACTGAACAAGCTTCCCAGGCAAGCAAGATTACCGGGTTGCAAACAAGCCTTGGCCAGAAGGCCGATGCCAGTGCAGTACAGACAATTTCCCAGAAGGTTGAAGAGCAGGGCAACACCCTTAAATCACAAGGTGCGGCATTGTCTACGCTGGACAATCGCGTAGGAAGTGTTGAGTCTGGTGTGTCTGCGAATAGCAAGGCGATCACGGGTCTGCAGTCGACCGTAACCCAGCAGGATAAAACCCTTAGCAGCCAGAGTGAAAGCATCACCACCCTGAATAACTCGCTGAGCGATATCCAGAGCGATACCGATACTGCCAAAAGCAATCCGAGCAATTTGCTGGTTAACGCCTCCTTTGAGCGTGACCTGGCAGGGTGGTCTGCAGGGAACAGCGTATCCAGTATTATCAAGGCGAGTGCGCCCCATTCTGGTAGTAAAATTCTTGTTTGCGCCGCTGGCACGGTGCAAATCACGCAATCTGTAAGCGTCGTCGAAGGGCGGACATACAAGCTGTCCTCTTTTGTGCGCTGCACCACGGATGCGGTAATCAGCAGCCCTGGCAACAACAAACTGCGTATTGGCGCAGCCACGTTGCTCAAAGAGATTCCGATCCGTCCGGAGAATCTGCCCAAAGATGAAACATGGAAAGAGGTCTCTGATACCTGGAAGGCGACGCTGACCGGTAAAGTTGACGTATCGATCATGTCTTCTCTCAAAACCGGTTCCCAGTACTTCGATGATGTTGGTTTTGTTGACGTCACTGATGCCCTGGCGATTGAGGCGAACGCCAGTGCCACCAATGCTCTGACCTCTCGGGTATCGTCTGTTGAGGGCACCATTACCAGCCAAGGGCAGCAGATCACTTCGATGCAGAACAGCATCAAGAACAAAGCCGACGCCTCAGCTGTGACTAATCTGACAAACCGCGTAACTGCTGCCGAAAATCAGATCTCCAGCCAGTCCCAGAGCATCACCAGCCTGTCAAACTCGCTGGATAACGCCAATGCTGATGCGGATGCCTCGAAAGCGATCATCGGCAACATGCTCAAAAACAACTCTTTTGAACGTGGTTTCGAAGGTTGGGAGTATGTTGGTTGGACTCTGCTGGAGGCCCAAAACCCCAAATCGGGGAAATACATCATCCAGGCGGGTAAACTGGCCTCTGGCGGTGACTCAGGCTGCAATCAAACGGTCGAGCTGCAGGCTGGCAAGACTTATCGTATCGGTGCATGGGTTCGCAAATCCGCTGACTTCGCGATCAATAATGCCGGCAACAACAAGATTAGCCTTCGAAACGCAGATCTGACGCCGTTAAAGGATATCCCGATCACCGGCGCCGGGCTGTCGACTAACTGGGCACTTATTAGCGGCGAGTATACGCCAGCCAAAACCGCCAGCGTGGTTGTGTCTCTGCGCGCAAGTGTCGCTTCCGGCTATATGTATCTCGATGACGTCTTCTGCGTTGACGTGAGCAATGAGAAAGCGATTGATGCGACGTCCAATGCGTTATCAACCCTCAACAGCACCGTGACCCAGCAGGGAAAAGACATTACGTCGAACTCCAACAGCATCACTTCGCTGTCAAACCAGATGGTTAACGGCCGCCAGAACATGTGGGTGCGTAGCGTATACAACGTACAACTGGCGAACAATACCACTGAGCCGACCTTTAGCGATATCAACGGTAAGGCGCCAATCTCGATCGATGAGGTTCCTGACGCGGCAAAACTGGACTTTGCGAGCGCCGGCAGTTACGTGATCGCGCATTACAAAGCCTTCGTGAAAGTCAATGCTGATACCACCATCACTATGGCACCAGGTTCTCGTGTTTTTGATGATACGGGCGCCGTGTACGTGAACGGTGTTAGGGTTGCCTTTGGTAATGCGAGCTGGAATACGGTTAGCTTTGATCTGAAAGCTGGCTGGAGCACGGTTGAGTTCCTGGTGAACCAATGGACTGGTCAGGCTTACATTAACCTCGGTTTTAAACTGTCCGAGAAGGTAGCCCAACTGAATTCTGCTCTTGGGATGAACGCGCTTTCGAATGCCATTAGCGCCGTCACCTCAAACGTCAGCACCGTAGGTGATCGCGTCACGAGCACCTCACAGAGCGTTACTGACCTGCGAAATAGCCTCGAACAGACCAACGCTAATCTGGCGAATAAGGCAGATGCACAGGCGCTGTCTACGCTGCAAAATACGGTCTCCAAGCAGGGGGATACGATTTCCAGCCAGGGTAACAGCATCACGAACCTGAATAACACCCTGACCGCTGCCAGAAACGCCGGTGACAACCTGATCCCGAACTACGATTTCCTGCAGGGTGCAACTGCGTGGGATACCCAGTATCCGGCGGGCGTCACTTTCGGCAACTTCGGTGATGGTAAGGCTGGGGTTAAGCTGAACCGGACGACCACTACCAGCCCAGGCATCTTCTCCAACAACAACAAGCCGCTGCCGCTTAATGGTCAGCGCAAATATCGTGTTGTGGTTAAAGCCAAGGGCGTGTCCGGGGCGATGAACATGTTGATCCGGCGCCAGAATAAAATCGGCCAGACCGACAGCAATTATGAAGATAAAAACGTCACACTAACCAGTGAGTGGCAGACCATTACCTGGGAGACTGGACTTACTGCCTCTAACGCTGATGGCCAGAACTTTAAGCTTTACGCGCACCCGGCTAATGCCGAAATCTGGGTTGATACATTTAAGGTCTTTGATATCACGGATGAGGTGAAGATCAAGGCTAATAGCGATGCGCTGTCTACGTTGTCGAGCACGGTGACGCAGCAGGGTGACAAGATCACCAGTCAGGGCAACAGCATCACTAAGTTGACCAATGACCTCCAAGCCGCTGACGCAAACATCGCGAAAAAGGCCGATCAGTCGGCAGTCACTACGCTGACAGGTCGGGTAGAGAAGACGGAGTCCGGTCTGACGGCGGCGAACAGCAACATTACGTCGCTCAGCAGTTCTCTGAACCAGCAATCCAAACGCGGCGCCAATCTGCTTCCTGATGGCACTTTTGAAAGCTACGCGGTTGGCCATAATTTATCAAATAATCGCGTTATCGTGACCACTGATGACTCGCATGGCGGTAGTAAGTGCATCCGTGTGACGCGTCCGAATGATTACAACGCTAACGCAACTGATAACAGCGATAATCACATTTTCAGCGGGTTCCAGGTTCGCGATAACGCAGTCTTCTATATGGAATGCTGGGTTAAGCTGGATGCCAAGAGCACCGCTATGGCCGAGAATGCGCAGATCTCCATTGGCTTGTCGCTCCAGTATCAGGACAATTCCTGGCAGTGGCCAGCAGTAACCAAAGCGGCGAAAGATCTGTCTACAGCTCAATGGACGAAGGTTTCTGGTTACCTGAAATCAACGAAGAGCGGTATTAAGCAGGCAATGGTGAGGATTTCTATTCCTAACGTTAGCAGCGTTAAGGCGGGTAACTCATTCCTCATTGATGACCTGGTCATTACCGAAGTGACTGATGCCTACAACGCGCAAAGTACAGCAGATGCTAACGCCAATGCGATTTCAACACTGGACTCGACCGTCTCTCAACAGGGAGACCAGATCACCAGTCAGGGTAACAGCATCACTAAATTGACCAATGATCTGTCGACAACTAACTCCAATGTCGCAAAGAAAGCCGATGGTGCTGCTGTAACTGCTTTAACGAATCGAGTTACCGAAGCTGAAGGCAATATATCGTCCCAAAGTAATCAACTGGCAACGCTGTCAAACTCACTGGCTGAGGGTAGCTTAATTTGTAATGGGGGGCTGAATGTAGACGCATCGTTCTGGGAGGATTCTGGGCCTGGTTCCGCATTCACATATGATGCTAATGAAAAGGCGATTAGGACAACCACAGGCTCTATTCGTGTTGCTAACCTGACTCGAATCCCCGTTGAAGCCGAAACGACTCTGACGATCTCATTTGAGATGAAAGCATCGGAGGCAATTACAAACGTGTCATCAGACTCTGTGGGCGTTATCGCTGATTTGGCAACCCCCACGAATTGGATTTCTTCCGTGTCTCCATGGTTAGGAGGGGTGTCTACCAATTGGCAGACGAAAAGCGTTGAACTGACGATTCCGGCCAATTTTATTGGAAAGTATGTCTATCTGCGATTTGCTGCAGGTGGATGGACTCCATCAAATAGCGCACGTCTCTATCTCCGAAAAGTTGATGTTTTTTCGTCTACAGGTGTGGCAAAAAAAGCGAATGCAACAGCGGTATCAGATCTGACAAGCCGAGTTGATTCAACCGAAGGTAAATTGGCCAGCCAAAGTCAGGCGCTCACAAAACTACAAAATGACCTGGCGACGACCAATAACAACGTCAGCAAAAAAGCGGATGCCAATGCTCTGACGGCACTGACCAACCGTGTTACCCAGACCGAAAAAGACATTAACTCAACGAGTTCTTCTGTCACGAATCTGAACAACAAGGTTGATGCGATTTCTGTCGGCGGTACAAACCTGATCAAGAACTCCGGCGATATGACCGGCTGGTCGAACGTTGTCAGCGATACGTATCGTGGTAATGCGGTAATTGGCGCAACTGTAAAAGCTGGCTCCGGTTACAAGGATCTGCGGGAAATCACGCTTGAGTCGCCGGTCGATGCAGGTGAGTACGTTTACAGCTTCTATGCGAAAGGCGGCGTTGCTGGCCAGACGATGACGGCGTTCTTCTACAATCCGAACACCACAACGTCTATTGAGACCAGCCAGGGTGCGAAAGGTAACAACAGTGATGGCCGTGCGCAGTTCACGCTGACCACTTCATGGGCCCGTTATTGGGTTAAGTGGAAGCAGACACCTACTACGGGCACTAAACGCCTGATTCTGTGCCGTATCGAGAGCAATACCTCCAAAGACCAGACGGTGTACATCAACAGTCCGAAGTTTGAGGTAGGTAACGTTGTTTCCGACTGGAACGAGTCTCCGTCTGATAGCGCCAGTGCGTCGGCTGTGGATTCGCTGACAACGAAAGTGAATCAGCAAGGCACTTCCATTAGCTCTATCGGAAATCGCACCACATCGCTGGAAAACGGGCTGTCGACAGCTCAGAACAATATTGCCAAGAAGGCTGATGCTTCAGCATTGCAGGATCTCCGGAACACGGTGACATCTCAGGGTGGCGATTTAACCGCGGCGAACAGCAGCATTACCAGCCTGCAGGCCTCGATGAACCGTCGCACTGTGTTTACTGTAACCGCACGGGGTAATGGCAATAGCGTTACCCATGGGGTGTTTGATGAAAGCGGCAAGAACCTGTTTACCCCTGGTCGCAGTTGGGCGCTGGTCACTTTTGCAAAACACAGCGACGGATCAACGGTGATTGCGACCTCCAAAACATACGATGTCTTTGGCAGCGCGAATAATGGCGCCACGATGTCGGCTGATATCGAGGCACTGGCCAGTGGGACTTACGTTTGCGTCCTGACATTCGATGAGCCATCTGGCAACCGAGGTAAGATATTGTCTGCTCTGGAATCTCTTGGTGGTACATCCGAAGTCGTCAACTCCTTGCCGTATCGTGGTGCCTACATTCTCCTTGGCCGCAAAGGCATGAAGCCTGGCGATGGTCTGGAACTGCGTGCGCCAACCGGTGGCGACGGCACCGCCCACATTTCGACCTCAGTCGAGTTTGTGAACGGGATAATGATGGGGTTGGGCGCCGCTGGCGGTGTGATGATGAAGGCTGATGCGAACGCATCTGCAATTACCACGCTCCAGAACACAGTGAAGACCCAGGGGGATAATATTGACTCCCTGAGCTCCTCGACAACGGCGCTGGAAAACAGCCTCGCGTCCAGTAACGCCAGCGTGGATGCAGCAAGCCAGATCCCCGGGAACCTGATCGTAAACCCGTCTTTTGAGCGTGGTACGGAGGGCTATGCAGGCTGGAGCGGGATTGCCACGGTGGTAACGCTGCAGGTTCCACATCTTGGCACCAAAGCCGCCAAACTGGCGGCGGGTGGTTCTGCAGGCGTGGGCCAGAAGATCTCCTTCAAAAAGGATCGGTCGTACAAAATTGGTATCTGGGCAAAGCAGGACCCTAATACCACCATTCAGTCGACTGACAACACAAAATTCCGTGTGGCAGAAGGTAACGGTCTAATCGCAAGTAAGGCTTATGGCCCGTTTACTTCGCACTGGCAGGAAGTGTCCTGGACCTGGAAGGCGACAAAGGATGTCGTTGCTGATGTTCAGTTCACTGCTTTCTTGTCCGCAGGCGCGATGTACTTTGATGATTTTTATGTCGTCGATGTGACCGACTCTGTTGAAACTCAGGCGAACTCGAGCGCGATCACTAAACTCGATAGTCGTGTGACCAAAACAGAGAATGATATCACCAGCCAGGGCAGCCAAGTTACGCAACTTAAGAATGACCTTGCGACCACAAACACAAATGTTTCGAAGAAAGCTGATGCGGCTGCGTTAACGGCATTAACGAATCGCGTCACGCAGAACGAGAAAGAAATTGAAACCCAGAGCAGCCAGACAACTTCGCTCAAAAACTCTTTGAGCACTGTTCAGGCAATGGGTAGTAACCCGTGGTTTGATGGTTCTCTGGAGACGTACTCCGAAAACCAGCAGATCAGCGGCTCGCGTGCGGTCGTCGTCAGCTCTCAGAAACGAAGCGGAACGAAGTCGTTGCGTGTTTCTCGCGGCGCCGGTGAGGGCGGAAACAGCGATAAATCAATTGGTAAGTGGATTGCTCTGCGAGAAAATGCGGTATTCCGCATTGAACTCTGGGCGATGATGCCGGCAGATCAGTCGCCATCATCCGGGTGGTCAACAATCGTTGGTTTGCAGACCCAAAACGCTGCCAACAATAACAACTGGCCGTCGGCGATCACCATCACTGAAGGTTCGTTGGGGGGCAGAGGGACCTGGAAGAAATTCACCGGCACGCTCCGTGTAGCGACTGGTCACACTCGCGGCGTGTTCTGGATTTCTACCCGCGGATCAACTGGCGCCGGTACGCCGGGGTATGATCTGTATATCGATGATGTAGTTGTCACCGATATCACGGACGCAAAAGAGGCACAGGATTCGGCTAATGCGAACGCATCCGCTCTCACCAGCCTTACCTCACGTGTTACCAATGTGGAAGGGCAGGTAACATCCCAAGCGTCTCAGCTGTCCTCTTTGACGTCCCAGGTGAATGATGCGTCTTCGAAGGTTGATCAGATGGCACAGACCATTACCAACAACGAGAAAACGCAGTCGTCGCTGAACACCAGTTTGCAATCGCAAATTGACGCGCAGGCATCGGCAAACATCAAGAACCAGACGGAGTTGAATAATGCCACCACCTCGCTGGCGGCAATTAAGTCAACTCAGCAGACCCAGGCTACGACGATTAGCGCACTGTCTCAGCAGCAGACGAATTTAACGGCCCAGGTAGGAGGCCAGTCAGCCGAGCTGCAGGAGCTGAAGAAAACGGTTGTTGAAAACGGCAACGTTAACAGCACCTGGATGGTCAAAATGGAAACCAACAGCAACGGTAAAAAGTATGCTGCTGGTATAGCTTTAGGTATCGATGGCAAAAATTTGCAGAGCCAGTTTCTGGTTCAGGCTGATCGCTTCGGCTTAATCAACACCTCTAACGGGAATACGACTACACCTTTCGTTATCGAAAATGGCGTTGCGTATATTAATGCCGCTGTCATTAAAGATGGCTCGATTACCAATGCGAAAATTGGAGGCGAAATCCGTTCTGACAATTTCGTTAATGGTTCAAATGGCTGGAGAATTGGAAAAGACGGTAGTTCACAGTTCAACAACGTAGTTATTCGTGGTGAAGTTCACGCTAATACTGGTGTACTGAACAACGTGACTATTAATGAGAACTGTACTGTGCTTGGCACTGTTCAAGCCAATAAAATTGTTGGTGACGTTGTGACAATGACCGACCGTGTAGTTAAGAACTGGCCGCCTACCGCCGACACCTCATCAGGCACTCGTTACCCTATAGCTTCAGTGCAGGGTATGCCATTTGAACGCCGTATGGTGTTTAACGGTTCAATTAGCATTCAACAGACTTGGCGTCAAAACGTAACAATCCGCGTTGATGAAACAGTCGTATGGACGTTTGACTCTGGAAATGATGGTAGGGATTTTGAAACATCAATTTTCTCCATCCGTATACCTGCATCGAATTACGGACAAACGCAGAATATTACGATCCAATGGCCTAACCGCGGTGACAGCGGACAGTTTCGATTTACAGGGGTTATCTCGATGTACAGAACTACTGGCTCCATCTCTCTGGCTTAAGTTTCAGGCGGCTCTTTGAGAGCCGCTCATTAAAATTACAAGGAATGTAATTATGGCAATGTATGAAGTTGGCACCGTAACGGGTGCCGCAAACCAGGCAAAGGTTACTGGTATTACAACAAAGTGGTCGGAGCCCGCACTTGGTATTCAAGAGGGTTCAATTTTAGTCATTTATCGCAATGGGAGTGCTGATCTGTATGCCATCAAATCAGTAAATAATGACACTCAACTGACCCTGACGAGAAACATAACAACTGCTTTTTCTGGTGCGAAATATGGAATTATTACGTCAGAAACTGCCAGCACATCGTCTTTTGCGAATCAGCTTGCCAGCGCATTTACTCTTTGGCGTAACGTTGTCCAAGGATGGTCTACAGCCCTGACCGGAAGCGGCGACATTACGATGACAGACCCTATAACAGGTACGTCTGTGACTGTTCCTGCTGTTTCTGGGATGGCGAAAGCATCTGACCTCGCGGAACTCAGGAACTCACTGAAAGATTCAGCGAAGACGAGCGCAGCAAACACGTTCACACAGACGCAAATATTCAGTAAGGGGGTTACTTTCAGTGCCACTATAACGGCTGCAGGGCAAATTCTCAGGAAGAATAGTAATACACAGTTCACTGCCATCGACGCCGGCAACCTTGAAATTAGCAGCGACACTACGCCGTATATTGATTTTCACCATAAAGGAAGCGCTGTGGACTACACACATAGGATCATCACAGAAGACGGAGCGCTGGCTATATATCCGGCTTTACGAGTTCGGGGTGGCACTGGTCTCTACGGCGCCACAACGCTTTATGGTGATATTTGGTGGGGATACGTCGCAACCAGATTAAGCGATCCCGTAAACCCGGCCATTGGGACGATCATCAACACCCCTAATTCCTGCTGGAAATTTCAGTCCCGCGGTGCCGACAGTAAGGGCGCAACAGCAGGTATGGCGACCGCATGGTTTGAGGAACAAGTAGGCACTAACCACCGTTTAGCGTTAAGTGTGCAGGGATTCAATGCCAACCAGCAGTGGTGGCAATTCCTTAGTGATGGAAGGATTTACAGCAGCCAAAACGGGAACGTTCAGTTTCAAGGAACATCGGACGCGCGATTAAAGCATGATATTAAACCGACTGACGGTCAGCTTTCTTTTGATCGTATTCGCCAGCTTGAGCTAGTTACGTTTATCTATAACGACGATGAGCAGGAAAGAGTCCGCAGAGGCATTATCGCTCAGCAGGCACAGGAAGTTGATCCTCAGTACGTTAAGCAGATGCGTACCTCGTATATTAGTAATGGCGAGCAGATAGATGATGATCGCCTGCAGTTGGACAACAACGTCATTATGATGGATACGCTTGCAGCTGTTAAGGTGCTGATTCAGCGAGTTGAAGCGCTGGAGAACAAACTTAACTCAACAGAGGAGAAAGAGCCCCCCGTGAATACAAACCAGAATACTTTAGATGCTGGCTTGGCTATGACCGATGAATACAAATAAATCACACTTATTTGTATGTAAGTACTTACCTACAATTAATCTATAATTTATGATATAAATCTGCCATCCGATTTGACTTATTCATGGAGGAAGACATGTCAAACGAGATGGCAGGCGTGACGCCAGAGCAGGTGGAACGTATTGCCGCCATTGTTGCGCGCGAAGTCGTAGGAAAATTAAGTAAGGAGCTTCGAGATGATATTGGCCAGGAGGTCAACGATCAGCTGCGAACCTACTTTGGTGATATGACTCCGGCGCAACATAGCATTCAGCATTCCAACCTGGACAAACTTCTTAATCGGCTCGACACGATTTCAAGCGGGTTCTTTGGAGGCATTATTTCCAAGATTACCTCGTTCCTGATCACCGTGCTGCTTTTGGGTTTGGCCGCTTATGGCGTGAAAAATGGACTGCAATAACAGGAGAACAAGGATGAGTACTCCAAGAGGCATTCGTAACAATAACCCTGGTAACCTGGATAAGGGGTCGCCGTGGCAAGGGTTAGTAAACAACCCGGCGGAACCGCGGTTCTGCACTTTTAAAGACCCCGTATGGGGGATTCGAGCACTGACAGTAACGCTCATCACCTACCATGATAAGCGCCGCGCAAAAGACGGTTCCAGCATCGATACGATCCGCGAAGTCATCGAGCGTTGGGCGCCGCCGCATGAAAACAACACGGCCGCCTATATCAATGAGGTCTCTAAAGCCGTAGGCGTGGCACCGGACATGATCATCGATCTGCATGACTACAATACTATGCGGCCGCTGGTGGAGGCGATTATTCGTCATGAGAACGGTCGTGGCCCTTTGAAAACACTCAACAGCTGGTATTCGGCCGAAGTTATTGACGAAGGTATGCGCCGCGCCGGCGTCGTTAAACCGGTAACTGCAGTGAAAGCGGTACCCGTCACGAAAGAAACAGCCGGCGCAACGGTGACTGCAGGTATCGGTATTGCGCAGCTGGCGGACGTAATGCCGCAGATCTCCGTTGCGATGGATAAGGCCCAGGGACATATCACCAGCGGGGATACCGTTCGCATTATCTTCGGTATTGCGACCATTGTTGTAGCCGGCTTTATTGCCTGGTCGCAAGTTCGCAAGCATCAGGCAGGAGTGGTGTAACCATGAACGGCAGCCTGCTTTCAAAGGTCAAATCGACCATCATGACTTTGGCTGCCGTCTTCTTTGTGCTCGTTGGGGCGTACACCTGGGGTGGACGCGCTGCCCGGCGGGCCATGGAAGAAAAGGCGCAGAGAGAAAACAACAAACGGCTTCAAGGCACAGTGGATGTGAAAAATGAGACGATTAATGAAGTCAGGACTAAGGATGCTTCTGCCGTTCATCGCGAGCTTCGCGATAAGTGGATGCGTGATTAAACCCCAGACCGTGGGCGTACAATTCTGCGATGGGGCAAACCCTATCTACATCAGCAAGGACGACGCCCTGACAGAAGAAACTGAGAGAGAAATCCTGATTCACAACACGCTGGGTGAAAGAATTTGTGATTGGGGGCGGTAGCATTTTATGCCCCGCCGCATAGGATACGCTGCGTTACACTACCTAAACTATGGCGTATCCTCTTTTCTTCACATCTGTCGTCAGAGCTTGATATTCACGGCATCTAACTGTGCTTCATTCAACCTCATGTTGAATGATCCTGCTTAATGATGTAGATTTGATATGACTACAGTCATAACGTGTAGTCACATTCAAGCTACGCATACTCGTAGCCTCTAAACCCCACAGGGGGTCGCCGCACTGACATTAGGTTGTTAACGGCTAAGGTGGAAACATGCACAACGCACTGAACGCTTCTCGTTCTATACAGACAATCCGTGATTGTACGAGTGTTATTGAGACTCACGTGCTTGCTAAGCACAAGATTGAAGTCCGTAAACTCAACAATGACGCGGTTGAGCTCAAAGACACACGCTTCATCGTTACCTTTAAGGACGACGTTGAGATGGCGCGTGCCAGCGTAAAACCGTTAGCGGAAGCTATCTTCCTGAACGGCCGTGTTCGTTTTGTCGTAAAACCTGATAAGCAGTACCCGGAACTGTTGCGCGATTTAAAAGAATTTTCTGAGGTCATCGAACATTCTATTCGCCGCTTTGTATTAGGACATGGTAGCATTGACAGTCATGTAAAGGCTGATAGATCTGCTACCAAATGGCTCCTACACTAGATAGCGCATACTCAAAAGACCTAAGCGAGTTTCCTCACCCTGGGGAGACTCGCGTTGCTCGTTTCGGCTTTCTTATCAACGAAGCCTCTCTCTATAAAATCTCCGAAATCCAAATCATCGAGCCAGAAGACGACATTTGCCTTTATGTCTCTATGGAGCGAGTAGGTGCGTATGATCAGAGCCAGCTGAGCGAGTTTATCCTAGATCGAGCCGATGAAGGTGCTACTGAAGAAGAAATCATCAAAGAGTTGCTCCGCTCAGGGCTTTTGGACGATAGCAAAAATTCGATCGCAGGCAGAATAGCTCTGCGTGAATATAGCTTTGTTGAAAATGACACTGAAGTTGAGAGTTATCAGGTAGCTGGAGTTGAAACTGTCAGAGCGCTTCGTCAGCGAGGACTGTGCCACAGTACCTATCTTTTCCTTCTTCATTGGTACGAGCATTTGGTTTGCGATGACAACCAAACCATTCCCGGCGCCAAGATCTGGGCTGGCCCTCTGATGCGTACCGGCGATGTCCGTATTTACAACGCCAAAACAGAAAAGTTCGAGGACGTGCTGGGTGAATATGGTATGGGTAAGAACACTGGTTTTTTACCATGGAACCGTGGCCTACTGCTCGACCCCGAACTGAGCTCCTGGTTGCCCAATAAAGTGCAGATCAATGTACAAAAGTTCATTGTTCTAATCATCTCGCGCTCTTCAAGAACACCAGTCGGCTGGTTCGAACAGTAAATCGACAGGCGGCTTTGTGCCGCCTCCTCGCCACAGCTTTTCAATCTCTCCATTTTTTATTTATCTGTATCTACATAACCTACCATTTCACCTTTACACCGCAGCCGTAGGCATTTAGGCTATATCGCATATAAGAAAACAAGTTGTTTCATACGACGATAAATCACACGTAGGGATATCACGAATGACTCAGATCATTGTGGTGGGCGGCACCAAGGGTGGCCCAGGCAAATCGACTGTTGCTCAGCAAATTGCAGCCTGTCTGAAAATCAAAAAGAAAAAGAAAGTCCAGATCACTGATATCGACATCCAGCGCACCACGACAGGGTGGTGTGAAGACCGCCGGCACAATGAAGAACTGGAGCTGATCCCGTTCGCCTATGTCCAGGATGACATCATCAAACACATCACTTCGCTTCGTGGCCGTTTCGATTACGTCGTCGTTGACGCTGGTGGTTTCGACTCCGAAATTCAGCGCCAGGCTATGCTGATGGCCAACGTGATCCTTATCCCGCTTCGCCCGAAACGCCGCGATCTGAAATCCTTACGTGACATCGACCCCATCGTCGACAGCGTTAGCAGCGTGAATGACCAAATCAAAATCCGTGCTGTAATGAACCAGTGCCCGTCTCTGCCTTCCCAGGCTGCGCGCATTATCGCTGCAAAAGAAATTGTCGAAACCTTTGGCATCGAGGCGGTACCGGTGAATCTTTACAACCGCAACGTCTATGACGATGCCGAAGAGGCGGGTCGTTCCATCTTTGAGATGACCGGAGCCGAACGCGACAAAAAGGCTGAGGCCGAGATTGAAGCATTAGTAGAATACGTAATGACCTTGGAGGGTGAATAATGTCCATGAAAATGGGTGATCTGGCAAAACGTCCGGCTGCGGAAGCTGCTGCGCCTAAAAGCAGCACACCGATGCGCCAGCCTGTCCGTCCACAAGGCCGTCCAACACGTGGTAAAGAGAAAATCAAAAGCCGCACGATGTCGCTTGAAGACGAGTATTTCGAATTACTGGAGATGATGAAGTTCATCCCTCGCTTCGAGAAGTTCACCCGTTCTGATGTTATACGTGCAGCCATTTTCCATCTGGCAGAGAAGTCCCCGCAGGAAATTGAGGACATTGTCAAGATGAACGAGGCGATCACCGCTGCCGATGTGACGATGCGTACTGACGAAATAAAGCGCGAGCTGATGAAGAAAGATTGATTAAAGGCGCTTATAGCGCCTTTATATTTAGGTTCATTGATTATGCCGATAACGAAAATTTTAGATAATTTTTTAATATCAGACGACAAGGTTGCTGTACTTAAGGGCGAGTGGGGAGTTGGTAAAACACATTTTTGGAAGCGATATTACTCCAAAAAGAACAAGGCAAAAGGAATCCAACAAATAGCGTACGCCTACGTTTCCTTGTTCGGCGTAAACTCTATTAATGAGATAAAAAAAGAAATTTATCAGAACACTGTTCCAATAAATGAGATTTTGTATAGGGAAACTGTTTACAGCAAAAGCGAGATTTTAGCTGGGAAATTATTATCAAGCCTCCCTAGGCTTCTTAAATATAATAAGATAACAAAATTATTGTTCAAATACATAGGCTTTGATTTTAACTTTTACGGCATCAAATCCTCTGATTTGAGTTCTTCTTTGGAATATTCATTTGTAAACCGATATCTTATTTGTTTTGATGATCTTGAAAGGAGAGGTAAATCTCTTGATCTTAAAGATTTCATGGGTTTTATCGACAATCTGGCTAGAGATAAACACTGTAAGTTAATATTGATTTTCAATGAAAACAATTTAAAAGATAACGATGAAGAACGGTTATTCAATGAATATAGAGAAAAGGTTGTTGATGTTGATATAATGTATAATCCTGGTGTGGCTGATAATGTTAAACGAGTCTTTCACTCTAATGATCAGAATTTCAGTCATATTTTGTCAGCCGCAAGTGAATTACAAATCAAAAATATCAGGATTCTCAATAAAATAAAGAAAATATTATATACATACGATCATTTGTTGAATTTTTCACGTAAAGAAGTAAGAAGAGAATTTGTTTATAGAGTGATTCTTTTAGCATACGTTTTTTACTCTGGGGTTAAAGATGTGTTATATAGAGATTTTTTCAACCGAATTCAGAGCAGAGCTATGATTGATAGCTACTCTAAGAAAGATGAAAATTCCTCTGCCGTTAAGGATTTCATATCTAAACTACACCTAGAATTTGTCAGCGCAGAAAATTTATTCGACTACGATATTGATTTTTTTCTTAAAAATGGATTTATTCCATTCAACTCAACAGTTGAGGATGGAATAAAGTCTAGAAATAGCGATTTTGATGATATTGAATTAAACGGTAAAATTGAACAGATATGGAGTATCTTCAGGGATTCATTTGCGTTGAACCAGGATTACGTTATTCAGAAATTAAAAGAGTTGTTAGATGAAAACTTACCAAGAATTCCATTAGGGAGAATAGATAACATTTTTTTATTATTGGATAATTTAGGGGTTAACTGTGATAACTACGCGAATAGATATGTTGATGAACTTGTAAAAAATAACAAACTAATATCAGAATATCAAAGGTTAGCTAATACTTTTATCGAACATAGAACTCTAAATGAGTTAATAAAAAAAGTGTTAATGGCTAGTAAGAAAAAAGAATTTGGACTTGATGAGTTACTTACTAGACTTTCAAACAGTAATAATTACACATCAATGCACATTGAAACATTGAACTCTTATAGTGAAGATGATTATTTTGATTGGATATTGACCTGTGAGGACGATGTTGTTCATAAAATTAGAAATGGCCTTCTGAAATTTGACAACCATGTAAGCCCTCTACCTATGCAAGAAGAAATTACACGAAAAGCAATGACTGCTATTAGGCGTGTCGCTTCAACCTCGGAGTTAAACATGATGAGAGTTGAACGCATTTTAAAGATATCTGTTCGGTAGAAACTGCCTGCTTCTGTAAATATTTAATTACAATTACTATAGGGTTATACAGAAGCAGGTCTTTGACGCAAGAATACTCCAGTACACACCCTTCTTATTCCTCTTTCCAAACTGCTTTCCAGTCGCTATGATCTGCCAAATAGTAAGTAAGTAGTTACCTATCGGTGAGAGCATGAGCCAGATCTTTTTTGACACCATAAACAACGGCCAGTACGACTTCATGACAGAGTGGGACACGGTCGCCATGGACAAGTGGGTTGCGGAAAACATCGGTCTTTCACGATGCCAGGGGGAGGCTGAGCTCTTTGATACAAAGTGGTTTGACTATCGCGACATGCACCCGCTGATGGCAACCTGTCTGTTCACCGAAGCCTATAAGCGCGCATACTCACAGATCATGCTGTCTCATGGCCGCGAGCATTTCGAGACGGCGCCATTCAGCACTGGCCTGAAACGCCTGCCTTACCAAGAGCTTTCGGCGGTGAACAAAACCTCTCTCTGGAAAGCTCGCCAGTTTGCAGATCGGTATTGCTGTTCTTATGACTATTTTATATCAACTGTACTTTCTGCAGCTGCGCGTCGGCTCTGGGATAAATTACCTCGTCCTCAGCATCTTTGGCAGCCAGAACTGATTGAGATCTTCGAAAGCAAACTCGCCAATCGTGCGGGAACGCGTCTGGATGACTCTGTAGTGAGTTTTAAGCACTTAGGGGACATGCAGCACGACCCAATTCAGGAACGTTACTTTGAATGGGTTCTGGAGCGTTTGAAGCACATCACCCGTGATAAGCGTATCCGCACCATCTTCTCTGCTGTCTGGTTGATGGAGCTGGTGCCTGAGCGCGTTATCTATGCCCATTACCCGGAAGAACTGGAAGAAGCACGGCGACTGTGTTGATTGCCTGCTCCATATTTTTACGATTAGAAAACAACTTGTTTAAGCACCAAAGGATAACAAACACATGACCGAACTTTGCCACACGGGACGAGGGTTGTCTGAAGAGTTCGACGACGACTTCCAGAATCGTCTGGCGGCATATTTTTGCCGCGATCATGAGTTTCTGACTCGTGCCGGCGATCTGGTTGCCCCCAACCAATTCTCCAATGCGGCGAACGCCATACTGGTGAACATGGTATCGGGCTATTTCAGAATGTATAAGAGCGCGCCTTCATCGGCGGCCATCCTCGATATGTTAAAGCGTGCTAAACGCGATAAGACGATCAGAGAAGAGATGTTCCCGGACGTTGTGGCGGCGTTTAAGCGAGTGCTCTCGGAAAAACTCTCTGATACGGCTTACATGGTCGACCAGGTCGCGACGTTCGCTAAAAGTGTAGCGTTCGACGATGCGTTGATTAAAGCGGCCGAGATGAAGGAGAAGGGCGACTTCCAGGGAGCGATGGCCATCATGGCCAAAGTGCAGCAGATCGGTTCTAACGAAGCGACGGGCATTTATGACTATTACGCCTCTGCAGCGGAGCGTTACAAGGCCCGTGAATATGAAGCCTCTGATGATTACGTGCCGAACAGCATCACCACTGGCCTGCCGCTGCTGGATCGTATGCTCTATCAAAAAGGGTGGGCGAAACGTGAGATGGTGCTCTTCATGGGTTTTGCGAAATCAGGTAAATCGACAGCGATGGGGGAGTTCTCCATTAACGCAACGCTGGCCGGCTACAACGTTTTGTATCTTTCTCTCGAAGTGCATACCTCGATTCTCTCCGATCGCTTCGATGCACGGCTGTCTGAAACGGAGATGTCAAAGCTGGTAGAGCAGCGTGACGACGTTCACCGGAAACTCGCGGAGCTTGGTGCGACGAAAGGGGTGGGGAATCTCTGGGTGGTTGAGCGCCCGTCAGGAAGCATGTCGCCTGCAGATTTGGATCGTATGCTCAATAGCATGAAAGCGAATGGCATGATCCCGGATATGGTGGTGGTCGACTATGCGGATTTGATGCGTGCCAGTTACGACCTCCGTGACGACCGGGCGAACATCCGTTCTATCTACACCGATCTGCGTGCTCTCTACGATAAGCACAACGTTGCAGGAATCACGGCATCCCAGACCAACCGTGAAGGTGGTTCATCCGAAGTGGCCACCATGATGCACGCCGCGGACAATATCGAAAAAGTCCGTATCGCCGACTTAGTCATCACTATCAACAAGACTGAGGAGGAAGAAGCCAAAGGCGAAGCACGTCTCTATTTTGCTGGTTCTCGTAACCAGAAGGGCGGGGTGAGTATTCGCGTTAAGCAGAACCTCGAACAGATGCGCTTCATCGAGCGGATCATGGAAGTTCTTTAAAAAATAGGCGTGGGGCAAAGACGGATAACAGCCCCACGCCCTTCCAAATTACCTTTTGTTTAATCACAAAAGGAAAAACACATGAGCCTCTATGGTATTCAAAAATCTAGGTTTATCAAGATATTGCCTTTTAAAAACTGCGGTGAATGAAAATGAGTGACCTCAAAGAGTTACTGTCCGAGCTGGATTTCGAACAATGGCTGGATATGGAAGGCATCATCTATCGTCGCGGCGGTGTAAGCGCCCGCGGCCGCGAAGTGAATATCAAAGAATGTCCGGTATGTGGAAGCACTAACTGGAAGGTCTATTTCAACCTGACCAACAACGTCGGGAAATGCTTCGCCGGCGCTCACCCAGAAGAAATTCAATTTAATAAGCTGGTTTTCCTCAAACACTACAGCGGTAAGTCTCGTCGTGCCTTTGAGGAATACGTACACAGCGCTCTCCTGTCTCAAGGTTGGGCGCCAAAAAAAGAAGAGATTGTCTTGGCCAGTGCTGTGGAACTTGAAGGCCCAGTGGCTTTACCGCGGCATTATGAACTGCCAATTGACGGTCGGCTGCCGGACTATCTTGTTGAGAGGAACATTACCCCGGAGCTGGCCAAATACTTTGACCTGCGTTACTGCGTCGAGGGAAAACATGCTTATGTCGACCCATATACCGATCAGGTTAAAGGGCAGGCATTCGATATGCGCATCCTGATACCGATTTACGATCTGAATGGGGTGATGAAGACATTCCAGGGGCGTGACGTCACCGGCGCAGCAGAACGCCGATATCTCTTCCCTATGCAGCTGCCGGCATCCGGGAGGTTTCTCTATAACGGTCATAACGCAGTTGGTAAGCAGACCGTCGTCGTCTGTGAGGGGGCTTTCGATGTCATGGGGGTTAAGCGCGCCATATTCGACGAAGAGACGCTCCGGGACTACGTAGAGCCCATTGGCACGTTCGGGATGCATCTGTCCGGAAACACGACTGTAGACGCAGAAGACCAACTGGGCGCGTTTCTGTCGTTAAAGGCTGATGGTCTGCGAAACGTCATCATGATGTGGGATAGCGAGAAGCAAGCGATCCGCAACACAATGGCGGCCGCCAGACGATTAACCAGTATAGGGTTAAATGTGAAAATAGCCTGTCTGGGAGAAGAAGGGCTAGATCCTGGAGAGGCCACTCAGAAACAAATTCTCAAAGCCTACTATCGTGCAAAACCCTACTCTAAGCAGCTGGAGCTGCAGAGCAAGGTTCTCGGTATAAGGGTGTTTAATTCTTGAGGTTTATTGCTGGCTGCCTGCCACCTGGGCAGCCAGCAATGATTATTTTGAATCTTTAGACAATACTTTTCCTGCTAACTCGGCAATAGATGATGCGCCATCCAGTAAAGACGGTATGTTTTCAGAAGAAACCTGTATTGGGCTGAAAATTAACTTCTCAAACAGCGACCATGATTCCTTTTCAGCACTGGAATTATTTTTTGTCTCCACGTAATCATGTATAAACTCACATAAGCTTAGGCGCTGTTCAATTTGAAGCATCTGAGCCCTGATTGCCTTTCCTTCAATGTAATACAGGCGCATAAAATAAAAAAATAACAATTCTAACGATAATATTGGCAGGAAATAAAACATTGCATTTAAATTGAATTCTACGGGGTAGAAGTTATATATGTGATTCAATAATGCAAGTAAAGGTGTAGCAATTAAAAATGAAGAAAAGATAATTACACTTTTGTGATTTGTAGCATATTCTGATTTTTTGGTTTTCAAAAGGTTTGAGAAAGCTTTACTCAGAAGAACAAAGTTATATTCGCTTTTATACTGCTGAAGTTTTTCATCATATTCTTGGAGGGATTTAACTGATTCGTTTGCACTACTAATAAGGCCATTTATTTTGGAATTTAAATCGTTGGATTTTAATTGTACTTCTTTTAAACCTTGTGAGACTTGCTCTGAAATTTTTTCTTCAAATCCGCCTACATCCGCGGCAATGTTTTGTAGTTTTGAGAATTCTTCGGATAAAAGAAGGTGTTTAGTCAAACCAGCAGGCATTGATTGCTCAATCCAAATGAAATGAACAGGTGCATTAGAGTCTTTATTAAGTCTATCTAGCCTGTTTAATATTTCAGATTGTAAAACGGTTGGGAGTCCATAGGTATTGCCTGACCAAAAATAGAATTCATATAATATTCTGAGAATTTTATATAGAAAGGTAATTTTATCAGTTTGCAACTCTTTCAAGCTAGGTGGTAAACCTTGATCCATGTTTTGCTGATTATATGGCGTATACTTGTTAAGAGCGTCTAACCTTCGAGTATATAATCTTTTAAAATTACGCCATGCTATGACCAATGCTGTATCTACTAACTCCGCATCATTAACGTTATATACGATGTCAGGTGCTTTTATAAAACGAATAAAGTTTTCATCGATATAGTGACTAATCGAATCAAATTCTTCTTTGTATGAGTCATCCCAAAAAACCATATAACCCTCTTGAATATATTGCAAAAATAATATGTTAATACTTATTCTGATTTGGAATGGTTAATCAACAGACCATTACCATGTGCTTAAATATGTTAGCAGAATACTAAGGGTGTCAGTAAGGTTAAATCGCTTCGATGAGGCACATCTTTTCTACAGACCCCAGCAAAACTAGCATCAGAACTCCTAACGGGATCTTAGTCATATCAGACACCTTTATGAGCAATATGATAAGTATCTACTTACATATTTCAATATGATAATATATGTTCTGGTTGTGGAGGACATCACATGAAAGAAGATATCGAACAGGCAGTTTTAGAGATGATCAAGAAGTCAGGCGTAGAGCTTGGCGTGGGCGAGCTGGAGAGCATCATCGATGCCTCATTCAACACGGCATCAGAGCATATATCGAATGCGCTATCCTGCATTCCTCTCAAAGAAGGGGCGACACATACCTCGGTGTTAGTGTGGTACGCAAAGACGCCTGAAATGCCTGGTACTGTTCAAAAGCGCGTAGCTCTGGTTGCGTTCATCGTCCCGTCGCTTGAGACCGGCATTGGGCCAGTCGCGCATTTTGGCGCCTGGTATGACGACAAAATCATCTTCTCAAACTGCTACCAGATGGAAAGCAGGGAAATGCTTGAGCATAGCGTGGACGTGACTCTCATAGCCGTAGAAAGCAAATGCAAGACAGTAGGAGAGGCTTTCGTTAGCGTCATGACCTCTCCCGATGTTGAAAAGCGCCATGTAGATCTGGTGGCACCACCAGGCTTGTTGGAAATGATTGTCTCTGGAGATTACAACAAGGCTATGGCGCGCGTTCGTGAGCTGGACTATGGGCGTATTTGCGACTTGTGTCGTAGTGATCTGGATTTAATCAACGTGATCGTTGAGGCTGGCCGCGTCTGTGATGGGGTGTTGGCACAATACGCAAGTAAGATCAGTCGTTTGGCCAATGAAATGCCTATGCTGATTCAGGAAGCCAAATCCCACGCCGTTCATGCCGCAAACGACCTGCTAACCCCTTATCGATACGAAGCCGCAAGTGACAAGATGACCGGCTGGGCCACCTGGTAAGCCGTGACTATGTACTGTGTCCCCGTACAGAGTTATTTAAACTGATTAGTAAGTACAAGATTATCGTTTAGAGAAATGGCTACCAAAACTGACTTATCAAAAATCCCTTCGATCTCTGGACTCAACGGCTACTCGCTGCGTTGCCCGGAAGTGAAGCTTAACGGACATGACTCGTACTGCAGCTACACCGTCTGTCAGCACACGATCCTTGCCTTCAAAGAGAAGCGACTGCCGGCGTCATCGTTCACCTCCTGTGCGAACGCCATTTCGGCCGGAAAATGCCAGGCGCTGAAAATGATGGTGGAGGAAATCCGGCAAGGTGAGTCGCTGTATTTCGTCGATATGCCGGCGCTCATTGAAGAGGTGGAGGAACGAAACCGAACAGCGAGAACCCTGCAGCCGAAGAGAGGCAGTGCATCTATCTACAGTGGAATTAAAGGGAAGCGCCAATCTTCGACCGTGGCTGAAACTGGCAGACTGCCGGATGCCAGCGAGATTTATTCAGAACTTATCAAAGAAACCTTAAAGGAGAAGACCGACTAATGGAGAAGCTGATCGCGCTTAAACATAAGCTGGACGCCATTAAAACAATGGGAACGAACGCCAAGAAAGAGGCGCTGGCCAGTATGGATGACTTCGAACAAAGAATGGTGTCACTCATGCTGAACCCGTTTGTTCGTTTCGGGGTGAAGAAATACAACGTGGCCGATCCACTTAGCAAGTCCGTACCCAGTGATGAGAAGGCGATAGAGCTGCTGGAGAAACTGGCTGCCCGGGAGCTTACAGGGAACGCAGCCATTACTGCGGTCGAGTCTTTGGTTGCTTCGATGTGTGCAGACGGTCAGGACGTATTTCGCCGGTTCCTGCTGAAAGACCCGAAAGCCGGCGTCGGCATAAGTCTCTGCAATAAGGTTTTCGCCAATCCGATCCCGAAGTTTGAGGTGCAGCTGGCCACCGCCTATAAAGAAAAAGGCGACAAGTCCCCCTTCAAGGCAAATCCAAAAGCCAGATGGCCAATGATAGGCAGCCTCAAACTGGATGGTCTTCGGGTTATTTGTGAAGTGATCGTGGACGAGGAAGAGGTTAACTTTCTGTCGCGTACCGGAAACCCGATTACATCTCTCGATCACCTGAAACCTGCCATGCTGGAGCTGGGCAAGCTCTCCGGCTACAAACACATCTTTTTCGATGGTGAAGGTACTGCAGGTTCTTTTAACAATTCAGTCTCAGCGCTACGCAAGAAGAACGTGAAGGCGGTTGGCGCAACCTATCATATCTTCGATTTCTTCCTACCAGAGTGGCGCGTACAGGCTAAAACAGTCGAATACCAGAAAAACGGTATGAAGCTGAAACAGCGCCTTTCACTGTTGGTGGCCTGGTTCAGAAATACACGCGGCCAGGATTACGCGGCTGACATTCATATGCACCCCTTCTACATCATCTACAGCCATGAAGACTTTGTAGAGCGGTTTATGAAGCGTCTGGACGATAACGAAGAAGGAGAGATGGGCAAAGACCCGGATTCTGTATACGAGTTCAAGCGCACCCGCAGCTGGTGGAAACTAAAAGATGAAAACGAAGCTGATGGAGAGATTATCGGCTTCCTACCTGGTGATCCGGATGCCGGCTTTGCTCATACGCTCGGCAAAATCGTTATTCGCCTCGAAGATGGAACCGAGGTTCGCGCTTCTGGAATCAAACATCGCTACCTCGATGAGATCTGGCATAACCAGGACAAGTACATGGGCCGTATTGTTAAGGTGAATTTTCACGAGTACACGCCAGATGGCAGTCTGCGTCATCCGCGGCTTAAGTGGCCCAAATGCCTTCGCGATACCGAAGAACGTGTCGGAGATAAAGAATGATGCTCGGTTGGATGATTGTTTTTTTGGGCGTCGGCTTCGTCATCGGAACTCTGGTGATGCTCAGCTGCATCAACGATTACGTGAAGCGCGGGCTGATGGAAAGACGTGGCCGCGTATACCGCATCATCGACATTACTGACACGCTAAAGGAGACTGGCGATGATCGTCCTGAGTAAGCGAGAGAAGGAAACCCTGCGTGAAATCAGCCAATGGTCATGTTTCTACGCTAACTGGAAACCCAAGACACGAGCCAAGCTCGAACAGATGAACCTGGTGGCCAATGTTGAACCGGAAGGAAAGGCAGAGAACTACCAGTTAACGAATAAAGGGCGAGAGCTGCTTGAGCAACTGATTGAAGCAGGAGAATACTCATGATTCCATACATCGTATTGTCTTTTTCTGGAGGCGTCGCCCTTGGCTTCATCATCTGTCATGACTTGATCAAGCAGGAACTGAAGACCAAAACACTACGTATCGGTAAGAGGGTATATCGCGTCGTTCACGAAACAGGGGTATCAAAATGAGCAATCTAACCTCCTTAGACTGGTGGGTAGGCTTGTACTTTGTGGCCTCTGGTGTCGCAGTAGCTTTCACGGTTGGCCAGTCTCTTGTAAAGCTACTGCTCTTAAGATTCGCCAGTCGCAAGCGTATCGATGACACGCTTTGGTGCCTTGGTTCTCTGCTTGAACAGCGGTACGGCGAGCTGAAGGAAGATGAAGTCCTTTGCATAAAGGCAAAAAGATTCACGGCCACAATCCAACGGACGCAGGATGATAAGCCAAAGCTGATCAAAAAATGAGCAAACGAATGCATGAAATAATAGGTAAGTATTTACTTATTATTTTGATACAACTATGATTGACTTGTTTTCGTTGAGACGCGACTGTTTGAACGTTTAAAGATAACTGCAAACGACAATCAGTATCTGGCAGTAGCCTAAAAAGCCAAACACCAGCGAGGTCAGTTTCCAGCCTCGTCACCGAAATGGGACACACTAAGCGAGTGTGATTGCAAAACGCAGGTAGGGCATCTGGTTAACCAGTGCCCTTACCGATGAGGTAACAGAATGGGCGGTTGGGTTTTATGTCCAACACATCCCGGCTCCCAAAGGCCCAACCGTCTATCCTGTTACGTCATTTCTGTTACTTATGTCGTTTAGTTTTGGGTTAAAAATGGCGACGTAACCCGGCTGGTTAGGTGAGCCAGCACGCAACGTTGAGACCACTGGTTTTGCATCACAGAGGCAGAATCGGCAGACATGTAGGGCCAAGTACATTAATCCGTTCAGTGGTCTCAACGTTGTGGTCACGGATTCATTATCCTTCTGGTTATAGCCATTGTTGTCACTGCCTCGTGGCCACAACGATTAAATGATTCCATACATCTAATTAGATCTGAATGAAAACTCTCCTCAACCCTCGGAGAGTATTTGAAGATCTTGGCTTGTAAGCGTTTGGTGAAAACGTAAAGCACAAGTGGCAGAAAGCCGGTAGGACTGCCGCGAACGACACCGGTGAATCGGCGATACAGCCCCACAAGTCCGTAAATCGACAGAGGCTGACGGTGTCAACTTTAGATGGTGTAGCTCAGTGGTAGAGCGGTTGACTGTTAATCAACTGGTCGGTGGTTCGAATCCACCCACCATCGCCACAACGGTAAGGGTATTTGGACGACAGCAAGGAAGGCGCGCTCTTTGGCTGTTCGCGACGGATCTGATTCCCTGAATGCCCTTACCGTTGTGATGAATTGCAGCTCGTTGAAGCAACCAGAAGATAAGCATCTGGCGTCACAACGAACGGAGGATAGAGGGCATGGCGCCCAAGCGGTCTTGAAAACCGTCCCATTGCGAAAGCGATGATGGTTCGATTCCATTATCCTCCGCCAACACAGCGTTGAGCGGTTTGGTTTTGTTTTTCTTATCTAAAAGACTCCGCCTGTCACCATAGCCAGACCGCTCAACGCTGTGATAGACATTACGGAAGATGTACTTTGGACGTAATTAAAAACCTGCCTAAGAAAGCTCAAGATTTGGATGTCAAAGTTAAATTTTTGTCACTGAATTTGAAAATATTTTTTCAACTCAGTCATAACCATAAATGAATACTCCAGTAAAATACTAATAAGGAAGTTTATTCTGCTGACATGTGCATTCATATGTGCTGGATATTTAACAGATGGCACTTCGATTAATGATACAGCATCCTTACCTTGCATTTCACCAATAAAGTATTTTATATAACTTTCATAATCCTGAACTTTCTTACCATTAATTCCTGATTTCTGAATGGTGTTGCTAATAAATAGTTCGGTATCGTTAAAATATCCGCCATTGTGTACAATAATATGCCTCATATTTTCAATCATTGTAATTAAAAAGCGATAATTCCTTTTAGCTGAATTTGTTGTCTCGACTTTAGCAAAGTTTTCTATTTCAGCCCTTAATTTATTAAGTACTGCTTTGGTGGCCTCTTTCTTCTTCCTTGCTGCAGCTTGAAACCAACTGAAATCCATGGACTTTATGTCCGAAACACTAATTGAGCCATAATCTGAAGCCGGCCAGAAATCGTTATTTATATAACCAGCACAAGCATAAATAGACTCAATGTAATCCTCAAATAGTTCGTAGGCTTCGGTTAATAGCCATTGATATTGTTTGTTTTTAAGACTCAGGCAAAGTTCCATCTCTTTGTAGACATCTATTTCACTATATCCATAGGAAGTCGGTTCGTCATTATAAGGGTTGTAAAATAAATGACTCCTAAATGTCTTTCCTATTTTTTCTTGTATTAATTTATCATGTTCATTTGTGGGCGGATTGCATTCAATTCTTTGTCTTTTTTTTTCAATGTCTAAAGCAATATTTTCTGTATTCTTTTTTACAGTGTGTGAAAAATCGTTGAGATTTGCTATTTTATCTGTAAAGTCCTTGTATACTTCCTCAATTAATACGATATTTTCATGTTGCATTTTATACTTCCGTTTAAGTTTAAATAGGTTGCATTTTCACCACGAGTTCATTTTATCCACATTTATGCTAAGCCACAACTAAAGTAGGTATCTACTTACTTACTTTTTTGTTGGGTTTTTGGTATGGTTCGTCTGGTTACTCACTTGAAAGGACTCAATATGGGAAACAAACGTAAACAGGCACGTCGCGCAGCTCGCCAGGCGCTTAAGTCAAAATCGCGTATTGTCGGATACGAGATCGACACAATTATCGTAGACGAGCTGGCCTCCGCCGCCCCTGCTCTGCCCCCAAAACCGAAGCGTGATACTTCCCCCATAGAGGCACGCAACGAAGCCCAGGCCCACTATCTTATCTCGCTCGATAACAAATCGCTGACGTTCGCCACTGGCGAAGCCGGCTGCGGTAAAACCTTCCTGGCGACTGCCGTCGCGGCACAGCGATTACTCGATAAGGAAGTAGAGCGAATTATCGTTACGCGCCCTGTACTGCAGGCAGAGGAGGATTTGGGCTTCCTGCCTGGCGATATGGCTGAGAAGTTCGCTCCGTTCTTTCGTCCCGTCTACGATGTGCTGCAGAAACGCCTGGGTGCTTCATTTCTCGAATACTGCCTAAAGCCACAGGTGGCCAAAGTCGAGATCGCTCCCTTCGCATACATGCGCGGTCGCACCTTCGAAAACGCTGTGGTCATCCTCGATGAGGCCCAGAACGTGACGGTGTCACAAATGAAGATGTTCCTGACCCGTATGGGTGAGAACGTAACGGTCGTCGTGAATGGTGATGTAACCCAATGCGACCTGCCGGGTCATGTTAAATCTGGTCTTGAGGACGCACTGCAGCGGTTCCAACCGTCTCGCCAGGTAGGGCTCATTAAGTTCACGGCCGAAGATTGCGTGCGGCCGAAGATTGCGTGCGCTCTAAGCTGTGCAAAGTGGCGCTTCAAGCCTATCTGTAAGGAAAAATGTTTGTTATGGCGATCTCGAAAGAACTCTTATCTTTACCGTTCGGTGTGGCCGGCTACTATCCACCTGGTTCAGAGATCGGCCGCAACCCCCAGTTCTGCGAGGATAAACGAGAGAAAACGATGAACTTTGTGATTTATGGACGAGAAAATTGCTCCTTCTGCAAGCGAGCCGTTGAGCTGGCGAAGCAGCTGCAGGGCCATGGATATGGCGAATATCAGTACATCGATATTGTCGCTGCCGGGATCGATAAACAAAAGCTGAGTGACATAATTGGGAAGCCGGTAGAAACCATTCCCCAGGTCTTTTTGAACGATGTTCCAATCGGCGGTTACACAGAATTTGCTGCTTTCGCAAGCACTCTGTAATAAAATACGGCTCCGTTTGGGGCCGTTTTGATTTGTCGCTTTTGATAACAGAGCGTACACTTAGGTACGAGCCATTTAGCTGTAAAGAGGTTTTATGCATTTAGAAAATTGGCTGGAAGATATGAATGTCATTAGCAATGCTCTTGCTACCGTGACTTCTAACGCTTCACGCTTTTCTACTTCAAAAGTTACCTCTAAGCGTGAAGGCGCAATGCCGAGCATCTATCGACATACTGGCTATGATCTTAAGCCCGTGCGGCCTGGTTTTGCAGGGGCTAATGACTTCAAAATGCCTCAAACTGAAGGCATTCCGGTTCAAGAGAGTAGCATGGTTGCTCTATTGGCTGAAATTGAACGAAGACTTGAAGAGCTGACGACGAAACATGTTCGGTTAACGCATCACATTTCAGGGTACAGCGCAGAACAAATCCGCGATATGTTCGGTGAAAGCCGGTATGAAGATCTGAAAAACATTGATCTGACCATCCGCGGATTAGAGGGCCTTGTTAACAAGTTCATCCGTGACGTCGATCAGCCGCATCCCTACATGAAACGCTTGAGTGATGCTATCACTGAGTATCGTCTGGCAGTTTCTGACCTCCTGATGATTTTAAATCAGTACTTTAACGAGGTAGAGGTTATCGAATCGCAGACAGGCCTCATTGATGAGCACGTCTTCGAAAATTTCTCTTTCCATTAAGGCTGAACGATGAAAATTACGATTATTGACTAGGACGTAACTGTCAGCTATTCGAGAGAACTCGCCAGCAATTAGGCAAGGATTCCCTGATTATGAGCAGTGTAATACAGAGGGTTGAAGCCTAGCATCATCTAAAACTCACTACTCCGTTATCGTTACCCAAGTGCTCTACTATCGGTAAAAGCGTAGCTAAATGGACGTATCAGAGATTCACAGAGAAGGACTGGCTGGTTGGGTTCCTAAAACTCACTCATCAGAAACACAGGCAGTTAGAGCAAGACAGAGTAAACGCAAAGCTGTCTCGGACTCCGAGAGAACCTTAAGGCCTTGGGAAGCATTGGGCATAAGTAGACGAAGTTATTTCTAAAAAAAATGTAAAAGTTAAGGAAGTGAGAATTGATAAGATTGTTTTTACTGATTTTAGCTCTGCTTTTAGCCGTTCCTACCTACGGACTTTCAGTATTAGCTTGCCTGTTTATCCATGAATGGCTTAATAAACAGGAGGCGAAGGCTATATATAAAATCTTTAACACTCAGTTAGATTACGTGAGTGATACAGGAAATATGAATCAGTGGGATTTCTTTATGACGAGAAGCGGCGTAAAAAAATTCTTGTCAATGTATTTGATTAAAGGGTTTCATACAAAAACCGTATCAGAAAACGATACTATTACTTATAGCGGTATTGTTTTTTTTAAGTTTACTGAGGTGACTGCCGTCTATTTTACTTATCCCAAAAACTCTTATAGGCGAGTTACCATAGACTACAGTGTCTTGGATTATAGAGAGCTTATGGACTATGCGAATCCCGAAATAATGGACGAGCTTAAAGAGTTGGCTAGAGATCAATTAAGCAAAGCCGCCAATGCAAAAAAAGTTACGAATCTAACTAGATTCAATTCAGTGTTTGGTATAGATTTTGATGTGTTAAACAAGGATGAAATAGTTTCTATAATTAAGCAGTTGATTAGGAGTTCTGATATTTATTTAAAGAACACGCGTCAGGATGTTATTACAGACCCATCGTTTATTAGACAACTGCTATCTACAACTTTTGGTGAAGAATTTATAGAGATATATGATGATGTTCAACGCGAATCTCAGATAATGGACGAGTATATTTCAGAGGCAGGGTCAGATTTCGAACCAAGTGAATTTTATGATAAGAATCTCGATAAAATTGACCTTTTCACCTTAGATAATCACCTATTAAAAATAGACCACGGTCAGCCTGAAGGGTTAGGACGCTACCTGACACGTATGCGAAAAATAAACGATTTATTCAAAGCTATACGGTAGTAGCTATCATATCATGAGTTGGTGAAGTACTCCTTCGAGACAGGCATAGACGCAAACATAATTAAACTGGCATATAGACCAAGGTGATATCGCAAACAAACAATCGGGGAAAATGCACTGCCTAGATGACTAATTTTCAAAAAAAAGCCTTTTCATGATTCCATACTTGGTAGGTATGGAATCATTAGACAAAAGAGGGTATTTTAGGTTGATCTCAATAAAAACAATGCCTAATATACTGTATATAAACACAGTATAAAAAGCGTCATACAGTGGCCAGATTATGAAAAACACGTTTGACAGAGCACGCGCAGCGGAAAACACGTCACAGGAAGCGATCACCTATCTGGATCGGGCATCGCAGATGGATGCCAGGTCGGTCTCGATGCAGGGAGCCGATCTGACTTTCGCCGACGCATTCATGTTATTCACTCGCTTATCATTATTGATAACTCGCCGCCGGCCCGAGATAGCTGTCCATTGTGTTTTGATACATGTTCTCCCGCATATCGCTCAGGAAAAAGTAAGTAACCTGAATAGAATAATGGTGAATCAGCTGGTCAACCCGCTGATCCTTGAAGGGAAGATCGTGATGGGTCGCCGTGTTTTTTCCATCATGAAGCAGTTCTTGGGATGGTGTGCCTTCCAGGGAATTATCGAAACATCGCCCCTGAATGATATGTCGCTGAACAAAGTTGCCGGCGGCGCGAAGACGGCCCCGCGGGAACGATGCCTGACGGACGCAGAGGTTTGGGTATTCTGGAATGTCTGGGACTATTTCGACGTATGTCCAGGCACGAAATGGGCGGCAAGACTTTGCCTCGTAGCTGCCAGACGTCCAGATGAAGTGCTGCGGGCCAGAGTAAGCGAGTTCGACCTTAAGCTAAATGTATGGAATCAAGGATCTCGCAACAAATCGGCCCGGTCGCACACCCTTCCGATGAGCTCACTGATGCGGAAGTGCGTAGAAGAATTGATTGCTTATGGCGCCGGCAGCCAGTGGCTCGTCCCGTCGAACAAAAAGAAAGCTGATACGCCAATGTCAAAGGTTGCAATAGCCCAGGCGTTGAGGCGGATTCTAGAGCGACCAGAGCTTGGGGAAGTGGAGTCGTTTACCCCACGTGATCTGCGTAGAACGGCACGCAGCTACTTTCCAGCCCTTAATATTTCACAGGAAGTATCACGTAAGATCATGAATCATAGTCTGGAAGGTATCGACCGTGTATACGACCGATATGACTACATGGATCAGATGCGAGAAGCCCTTGAGAGCTTCTCATCGTACATCTCGTCGATTGTTGAGCAACCAGATTTAGAAGAAATTGACCACAAAATGAAGGGAGATCGCCTATCCACCGAGCTGATCAGAGTAAACTTCTCATAGCTTTTTAATTGCTTCCACAACCTGCTCAACACCATCAGTTTGAGCCGGAAAGCGGTTGCGGAAAGCTGCGAGAACCTCACGTTCTTCCGGAGTCAGCGGCGCGATGCCCTGGTCTCGTAAAAAATCTGCCAGCTCAGGCTGACGGTCTTCAAGAACCATCATCATGAGACGTACTGGGTCTGCATTCAGTGCTTCTGCCAGTGGTAGCACTTTCTCTACCGGCAGCGGAATTCTTCCCTTTTTTATCAGGGACAAAATGTTGGGATTCTTGTAACCAATCTCACGGGAGATCGCCGACTGACTTTTCGGCGAAACAGTGATTAAAGAATCGATGTAGGCGACGTAACGAGCGGTCTTCTCATCGGCCATTGTCATTGTAGTTACTATCCTCGTGTGATCTTATTGTATGGTAAGTACTTACCGATATTACAGCAACGGTTGTTATTGTAAAGTCTTACATCCGGCTATTTGTAGGCAATTATCGCACATAAATCACGCAAAATAAGGGATAAATTAGTAAAATCCGGTACTTCTGTTGATTTTTTGATTATTTTTGTTTAAGACATTACGATACATTTTTATTAACTTTTATATCAATAGGTAGTACCATCACCTCCAAATGAAACCTGTTGATTAGGATGCTATTAATGGAAAAATTGTCATCTAATTTACTTGCTCTGAATGTAGGCAATGTTTTCGCGCTGACACACCTGGAGGCTGCAGAAGTACTATCTGAGTTACCAAATCACCAGGTAAACGTTAGAGCGCGCGACGCTACTGTTTTCCGGTTCTCCCTGGAAAATGGCTCTTTCACGCTGATCAATACTGGCGACCTCTCTTTCGCGGTTCGAATCAACTAAAATTTATAACCCGCCTATAACTCATTGATCCCCTGCGCGAATTGCTTCCTCCCCTGTTCGCGCAGTGTTATTTTCTTATATCTGAAAACAATTTGTTTACTCGATAAGGAAAGCACATGGCAACCAAACCCAGCAAAACTGTACTCAAAGAGGTACAGGACTTCCGGGATTCCGTAAAACGCGTCGTTGGTCTTCTTTCGGGCAAGAATATTCCTGTAGCTGAATGCGGAGACACAGCATACGTTCGCTACAATAAAAAGGGTGAGCCAGTCATGGTTAACATCCCATCCATACCAGATGACGCAAGCCCTGCGCTTATGAATGCCATACGTGGATTCCTTGATCACGAAGTTGGCCATCTCCTTTTCACAGACGAAAAAGTCGTCAAGAAAATGCGCAACACAAAGGCATTCGGACTCTGGAACGCCCTAGAAGACGTCTACATAGAACGTCGCATGAGTGAAGTGTTCACCGGCAGCCGGCGTAACCTATTGTCCACACGTAACCTAATGATTGATAAATATTTTAATCCCCACATTAAAAAGGCGGTAGCGATGTGCCGCGGGGATCAACGCGAGTTGTTTCTAAAGTTCTTCCTCTGTCCGGTTCTACGGGCGTGGGATGGCCAACCAACTTTTGCTGATTTCATGGAGGAGCACTGGCGCCTCATCGATAAACCTATTGCCGTTCTGAAAGAGTTTGGCGTCGATGAAGCTGTCCGTCGTATGGATAGCACTGAGGATTGCGTCAAGGTTGCAGCAGCAATGGCTAAGATCCTTCGTGAAATGACTGAGATGCTAGAAGGCCCGTTACCTGAACGTGAGTCCTCTTTAACCAAAAAGACCGAACCAGAAGAAGACAGTTCAGATGAGCCGGCTGCAGGAGACGATACTGAGGTTTGTGACGAAGAGGGGCTCGATAGCACTCCTGATGAGTTTAGCTCTGACGATGAAGATGATGAAAAATCAGACAAATCGATAAGTAAGTACATACCTAACAGCGATGAAGTGATAAATGATACAGAAAGTAAACCTGAAGATGGCGATTTAGGCCATGAAAATGTTGACGACTTGCCTGACAGCGAAGAAACGACAGCTGATGATCCTGTTACATCTCTGGGCTCAGATGCAGGGGAAGAAGTGGATGATGAAGGTGATTACAACCCATCCACGAATGATAGCGCTAAGGACAGGCCCGGCAGCTCCTCTGATGACAGCGAAGCTGTCGAGGACGGTGAAGGTGAAGGCAAGGCTGACAAAGACGGTGGCAAGGAGAAGGATGAAGGGGATCGTGACACCTCGGATGAAAGCGATGCCGGCTTTGCCCCACACGCTGACGATATGTCTCTTGATGATGCTCTCAAGGCATTAGAAAACGTCGATGAAGAGATAGGTTCTTCAACCGAAGATGCGCTGGCGTCGGCGATCAAGTCGGAGCTAGCCAGCGCGTCACTATCTGATTACCGGCCATACAATCGCTCCTACGACTTCCTGGGGCCAATTGACGAGGCAGAAGAGCATATTAAGCGCGCCAGAAAAGCTTTTGGCGCAATCCCTATGTATTCGCCCGTAGATCGCTACCGCATTGTTCCAGAGGGCAGAAAACTGTTTGAGATGAAGGTGGAGAAGCATCTGTCTTCCTCGGTGTCATCTACCTTGGCCAAAGACCTGGAGCGCGCGATCGCCAGTCGTAACCGTGTTCAGTTCATCCCTGGCCAGCGTCGTGGACGCGTACATGGGGCGAGTCTTTACCGACTGTCGATGAATGACGATCGGGTATTCCGGAGAAAAGAAGACCACAAGGCCGTGAACGCGTGCGTTCAACAGGTCATCGATTTGTCAGGTTCAATGGGCGGCCGAAAAATCGAGCTCGCGCTGGCATCCGCATACACACTGGCTGACGCCCTAGATCGTATCCACGTGCCGAACGTCATTACCGGCTTCACTACGTATGGCAATCCGGATGTAGCAACTATGTCGAAACGTGGGTTTAGCCGCTTTGAAGCGCTTATGCTGCCGATTATTAAAAACTGGCATGAAAAAGCGAACTCCCCTGAGATACGTGCTCGTATGGGCTGTGTGGCGGAGACATTCCCCCTGCTAAACAACGTGGATGGCGAGAGCATCGCACAGCTGGCTTCTCTGTTCGCAGGGCGCATGGAAGACAAGAAGATCATGATTGTGCAGAGCGACGGCGCCCCATGCGCTGCGGGGGATGGCTTTAGTAACCATCTGCGCTCTGTAACGAATGACATCGAAAACACAAGTGACATCAACCTGTTGGCCATTGGCATTCTTACGGACGCGCCGCGCCGGTATTACAAAAACTATGCGCTAGTGAATAAGGTCGAAGAGTTGGGTACGTCAGTTGTCAGCGAGTTATCTCGTATCATTTTAGAGTAAATCTTACGCCCTATAAAATAAGTAACTAGTTACTATAAAGCCTGATACATTCGTATAGAATAGAGCCCAGAAACGACAACAAGTAAGGAAAAACACATGACCGCGACTGCGCTACCACAAAACGCCCACTCTGATGCCGTCACCTGCAAATGGTGCGGAAAATCCTTCCATCACCTCAAATCCCACATTTCGATGGGACGTTGTGAAGGCATTCCGGAAGAAGCCAAAGGGCTTGGTGTGGATGACGTAGTGAAAATGTACACCACAGCATTCCCCGGGGAACCAACGCTGTCTCCAAAGGCCATTGAAGCGTTAAAGACGAAACGCTCTGAGAAGGCTGGCGCAGACGGCAAAATCTCGGATATCAGTTCCCACCCTGGCTATGCAGGGACTGTCGAATACAAAACTGAGCTTGTCGCCGCGCACGAGCTGCTTGGCCTGACTATCAAGGAACTTGGCACGCCCCGAGGCAAACCCCTTCAGGTAACGGTCAACATCAACACGCCATATCCAGAGTTCGTGCCAGAAGTGAAAGCCGGCTATATATACGGCGACTTCGATCTGATTAAAGACATCTTCATGATGCTGGAGATCGGCATTCCTGGTTATCTGTGGGGTCATGCTGGTACGGGGAAAACCTCCCTGCCAACCCAGCTTTGCGCGCTCCTGAATCGCCCGGTGATCCGCTCACAGCATACGGCATCAACTGAGGAAGCCCATATTACGGGCCAGATTCTGGCGCGAGAAGGCACAACCTACTTTGAACCTGGGCTTCTGTCGCTGGCGATGAAGAACGGTTGGGTCTATCTGGCAGACGAATACGATTTTGCGTTCCCGCAGATTCTGGGGATCTACCAGCCAGTTCTTGAAGGCGAACCACTCGTAATCAAAGAAGCGACACCAGACTGGCGTCGCGTGGCGCCGCATAAGCGCTTCGCCTTCATCGGTACAGGCAACACTAATGGTTCAGGTGATGAAACGGGGCTTTATCAAGGAACGAACATCCAGAACGCGGCTAACTTCTCTCGCTTTGGCATCGTATCTCACGTCAAGTACATGAAGCCTGGTGCTGAGGTAAACATGCTGGTCGAAGCGGGAATCATCCGTGAATACGCCGAAAAAATGGTTAAGTTCGCCAATCTGGTACGAGACGGGTATGAGCAACACCTGATCAGCCAACCAATCGGCCCGCGTGAGCTGCTTCTGTCCGCAAAAATCGGAATGATGCGAGGTGATTTCGCAGCCGGCATCGAGAAGTCATTCATCAATAAACTCCCCTCCACCTCTGCGCAAGCGGCGCGTGAAGTGGTTCAGAAAATCTTCGGTTAATCGTGCGTAAAGGTTGTTTTGGATCTCTTATCGCAGCTTCTGAAACTGGCGCGGCCTGTTTGTCATGCGCTCACAGGCCTGACTGCCACCAGGCAGCCAAAGGAGTTGCGATTTCGATATACGGGAAGTTCGTCGGCTTCCCCAACGACAAAATTAAGAAAAAACAGAAGGTAAAAACACATGAAAGCACTGATGGTCAGGACTGATTTTTCCCTGGGAGAATCAGCACTGAAAGCAGAGCACGCAGTAAAGGTAGCAAAGGAGGCTGGCTATACCGCGGTTATCTCTGCTGACACGATGAATATCGCCAGCGTTATCCCCCTGCAGCGAGCAGCTGGCGATGAGATGGCGGTGATCTGTGGTGTTAAGCTGAATGTTGTCGACGAACCAACATACGAGTACCGGGCTAAACTGGCCAAAGAGTCTAATGGATGTATGGAATCATTGGAGCGTGGACGTAACTACTGCTTCACCGCACTGATTAAAAACGAGCAAGGTTATCGCGACATTTGCGAACTAATGACTTTAGCCAATACCCGCGAGCAGTTTTACTTCGTACCACGCCTGGCGCTCGAACAGCTGGCGGCTACTTACGCTAAAGGCAATATACTGTTACTGACTTCGGATATCGGCAGCGTATTCCAGCGCCCGGACTTCGCTAAAATTATTAGCGCGCTGATTACTGCCGGCGGACGCGAGAATTTCTACAGCGTCGTTTATCCGCACCCTACGCCATTCTATGACCAGATCAACGTGCGAGCCATGAAAGTGGCAAGCGCACTGAAAATCGAGCCCGTTGCGTTTTACCCAGCTTATTACGAAGGGGTTGATGACGCTGATATCAAAGACATCGCCCACATGGTGATGAACAATATCAAAGTCGATCAGCCACACCGGCTGCGTATCCCCCACCAGCGCGACAATGCAATAAATGGTCGTCGTCATCTGCTGCAGGCTCTGAAAGAGTTTTCTGTCCGTATGGGCGTATCTGTGTCTGCCGCCATGGCTTCTACAACGCAGGACTCCATTGTTAAGGCGTGCGAATGGCGCTGGCACGAGATGGCGCCGGCGCTGCCAAAAATGGCAGACGATGAGCCTGCAACGTTGATGAAACTGGCTGTCGCAGGGCTTCGAAAACGTCTCAGCAACAAAGAATTTGGCTACACGCCACCAGCTTCCGAGCACCGCATTTACGTCGATCGCCTCAAGTATGAAATGGAAACGCTCACTCGCCTGGGATTCTGCGGTTATTTCCTGATGGTTCGCGATCTGATGAATCATAGTCGCGAGACAGGTATTCCGGTCGGGCCAGGTCGTGGTTCATCCGCCGGCTCTCTGGTGGCATGGTGCATCGGCATTACCAACGTTGATCCTATCCGTCATGGCCTGCTGTTCGAACGTTTCATTAACCCTGAACGTCTCGACTTGCCGGATGCTGATCTGGACTTTAGCCAGGCCCGGCGCCATGAGGTGATCGAGTATCTGAATGCCCGATATGGCGAAGAGTATGTTGCAGGCATTCCGAACTTCACTTATCTGGGCGCCGCTTCCGCGCTGCGCGACACAGCTCGTATTTATGGCGTCGATGCGGCTGATATGGCTGTTTCCAAGGAGCTAAAGACCCTGGAGGATGACAGTCTGTCTCTGTCGGAGCTGCGCGAGCAGCTGGCCAGCCTGGACAAGTACGCCACCAAACACCCGGACGCATTTAAGGCGGCGAGCAAGTTGCAAAACCTGATGCGTGGCTTCGGCCGTCATGCTGCAGGGATGATTGTCGCTGGCGTACCTCTGACGGAACGCACCCCTGTTGAGCGACGTGGAGACGCGCGTTGCATCGCATTCGATAAACGATACTGCGAGGCAATGGGGCTGATCAAACTGGACGTTCTGGGCCTGGCCACTCTCGATCTGCTGGATAGCGCAAAACGTTACATCAAAGAGAGCACCGGTAAGGACATCAACCTCGATGCCATCCCACTGGATGATCGCAAAGTACTTGATGGATTCGCCGCGGGGTATACGCAAGGTGTGTTCCAGCTTGAGTCCGGCCCCATGAGGAAGCTACTCAAAGATCTGGGTGGTGGTATCGAGCCAATGAGCTTCAAAACTGTTGTGGCCACAACTGCGCTTTTCAGACCAGGTCCAATTCAGTCAGGCATGTTGGACGACTATGTTGCTGTGGCCAAGGGCTTCATGCCACCGCAATCACTTCACCCGGTACTTGACGAGCTGACTGCTGAAACAAACGGCGTAATTCTCTATCAGGAGCAGACGATGAACGCTACGCGGCTGCTGGCTGGCTTTACCATGGCCGAAGCTGATGGTGTGCGTAAGGCGATCGGCAAGAAGGATATGGAGAAGATGAAGAGCATGGGCGAGAAATTCATCGTTCAGGCTCAGGCTGGGTGGATCGACGTCGTTATGGAGGATGGCACGGCGCAGCGCATACACCGCGCAGAACATTTTAAATGTGAAGATGGCAAGTTGCGGACAGTAGAAGAGGCGCTGGATGCCGGCGTTAAGCTGCCGATGGCAGTTGTTAGCGTGACAGGGTCACATCCTGGGTTATCTGAAACAAAAGCCAGTGAAATCTGGCAAGCCTTCGAGAAGAACGGTGCGTATCAGTTCAACAAATCTCACTCAGTAGCGTATTCGTTGATCAGCTATCAATCCATGTGGCTGAAAACGCATTTCCCTGCAGAGTTCTTCGCCGCAGCGCTCACCATTCTTGGCGAGGACAAGCACCAGGGACTGGTAAAGGATGCCTTAACCTATGGCATCCGCGTACTGCCACCCGACATTAATATGTCCTCGAATCGCATCGAGATCCGCACGCTCGAAGATGGCAGCCAGGTACTTTACGCCCCGTTCTCTGCGGTTAAAGGATGTTCTGAAAATGGGTGCCAGGCAATTATGCGGGCGCGTGAGAAAGTTGGTGGCAAGTTCGAGTCGCTGGCGCAATTTGAGGAAGCGGTCGAGAAGCGAGCCTGTAACAGCCGAGTACGTGAGTCTCTGCAAAAGGTTGGAGCATTCGCCTCTATTGAACCTGGCAGTATGCCGGCGACCGATCCGGAACGTCTGCGCGATCAGGCAGAGCTGATGGGCAATCTGGTGATCGATGCGGTGAAAGCTTCACGCCCATTTGAAATGAACCCAAAACGCTCTGCAGAGGTCAATGTGCTGATGACTCGCATGGCCGCAGAAATGGGCCTGGGCGATGAGTTGATACGACCAAGCATCGGCATTAAGCCAAAAATTATGGTCATACTCGACAACGCCAATGGCAATGATGCACGTACCGGATACTTCATGGAGAACGGCTACGATGACTTCAAAGCCAAGTTGCTGGTTTCTGGTGACCTGCGTATGGGTGATTTGTATGTCACAGGCGTGTGTAAAAAGGTAAAGGATAAGGAAAAAGACTACACCAAAGATGAGATCGGCCAGTTTATCGACTTTATGCGGGAAGAGATAAATCTGGTTCGTCCAACCTACGTGCTGACGTGCGGCAGCCGGGCGACATCGCTGTTTAACAATAAGAGCAAGCCATCCGATCTTGTTGGGCGCAAAGAATATCTGCCAGACCTGGACGTGACCGTGTTCTATGGATTTAACCCGAATATTTTGTACTTCCGTCCAGAGGAAGGAGAAAAGCTGGAAGCCATTCTGGCAGAGGTAGCGGAGACTATTAACAAATGAATAAAGGAAACCACATGAGCGCAGCGGATAAAATTGCACAAGAGCTCACAGCAATACCACAGGAGTTTCAGGATAAGGCGATTGAAGCCACTCTTCGCTCCCAGTTCTGGGAAATCATTGACTGCCCTGTCACGCTCGATCTGGCATTGGCGTTTGCAAAGCAGGATGGCGCCGACCCTATTTGTCGATTACGGAAATGCGCGCGTGCGCTGGCATTAAAAACGCAAGATCCAAAGGCGTGCCAATATCTGCTGGAGATTTATGAATCTGACAAACCAGAAGAAGAGCTGGCTTCATTTAAAACTTTCCGCGCCCGTCTTGTCCTGAAGGTGGCCAAGGAGTTCATGGAGGTGAGCAAGCTAGGCGACGTCAGAAGATACCGGCTTAAGAGACAGACCAGAGTCACTCTATCAAACATATTCGGTAAAAAAGTAGCATAAAGAATGCCCCGCCCTATGGCGGGGCATTCTTTGGAGTCAGTGTAAAATTTACCCCGTTCTAACAGAATTGAGACATAAAGCCACACATTTTCAATGGATGCTCTTGTTTATTCTCGTGAATTTGGGAACATATTTGTAGCACCAACAATGGTACTTAACTGGACTACACACTCTCATAACGGAGCCTTTGGGTTAGGGATATGATAAAAAAAACGCTAATAACGGGGATGAGTTTCATAATGGTTGGCTGTGCTGGCATGAAGATACCGAATTATGATGAGGTCAAAACAAGCCCGCACTACACTGAATGTCGTGAGTTCGCTGCCGATGTTTACAAGAATAATGGGTACAGTAAAGAGGCCAACACGGTGATTTTGAACATGGACGACCGCAAGGCCCAAGCGATTGTTTCAGGATGCGTCGTGACAATGAACAAGAACAGCATCGAAGAAGCAAAGGCAGACTTAAACAAAAAGGCTGCAGCTTATGGGATGATCAGCGGTGCTTGTTATAACACATCATGTCGAGTCGACACTGAACAGCAGTTAAAGGCTTATACCCTTGGGAGCTATTACGCTTCATCTAAGAAATTTCCTGAGCAGATGAAACCTGAATTTTGAGGAAAAAAATAATGCCCCGCACGATTAAAGGCATAGCCATCGTCGCTACCTCACTAATACTTTCCGGATGCGCCTTCCCAGACAAGGATGGCGACTTTGGTGCATATGTACACAGCTGTCAACAATATGCCTATGGTAAAGCCTATGCTTTTGAACATAGAGATTTAGCTTATAAGATTTGCAAAGATGCGGCGAAACTCTGGGGCGACGAAGTCCCTGCCTATGTTATTCGACAAATCAAGCTTCACCCCGAAATCCCAGAAGATGAGATTAAATACGCGGCAATGGCCGGGTCATTGGGAAATAACTAAATTCACAAAACATAACCCGCCAAACGGCGGGTTTTTTGTTTGCATACTCGATGTATAAGCCACCTTCACACCTTCACACCTTCACACCTTCACACCTTCACACCTTCACACCTTCACGACACATGCTCCACCAGCTGATTCCTTCATGCTAATATTGATATAAATTAGTAAGTGGAAACATAACAAAATGAGCACCGAAATTTACGAAAAAATCATGACCGATCTGGAGTTCGATCGCGACAATCTGGAAGAGGTCTGGCGACAGCAACCGAGGCTGTTGATGGAGTACGGCGCAAGACTAGCACGCGCAGAACGAGAGCTTGCAGATGCTAAACTCTCCCTCGATGCCATAGAGGCAAAAATCTACGACATTGAACGTAAGAACTTGAGTATGAACGGAATAAAGTTCAATGAATCGGTACTGGAAGCCAAGGTTCGCACAAGCCCACAGTACCTTGCGAAGCGCCAAAAACTGGATGACGCACGTCTGATCGCTGACATCTATAAGCACGCTGTCACCGCCTTCTCTCACCGTAGAGATATGATCGTGCAGGCCTCGAAAATGGCCATCGTAGAGATTGAACGACTGGGCGCCGAACGCTTCACCGCCACCCGATAATTTTTGATAGATAGTAAGTAAGTAGTGATCTATTATTATGTACGCTTTTAAGAGCCACGAACAAGCGAATGCCCCAAGCGCAAAGCGCCCATGGCCATAATCACAACAAGGAGAAATACATGTCTAAGTCATTACTTGATCTGCTTAACAAGACCCGCGGCGATATTGCTTCCAAACGAGGCAATAACGTCGACCTAACCCGTCTGAAAGACGGTAATAACTATCTGCGCATCTTCCCTAACAAGGACGATCAGAACGGTGTGTTCTTCCAGACTTTCGGTATGCACTACGTTAAGCATCAGAATGAGGAGGGCAAAGAAGTTACCACTGCCTATATCTGCGAACAGCACACCCACAATCGTGCGTGCCAGCTGTGTGAGATGGTGATGGAAGGTCGCGCTCGCTACAAAGGCAACAAGGCAATGGAAGAGCGTATCGGTCAAATGCGCGCTACTCCACGCTACCTGGTCAATGGCGTACTTTCAGCTCGTGAAGACTTTGGCGACGCAGAAAAATGCCAACTGATTGAGCTCCCGTCCACTGTGTTCGACGATATCTGCAAAGTGATGTCTGAGGATATCGCAGATGATATCGGCAACCCGTTAAGCAAAGAAGAAGGCTATGCGTTCCTGATCAAGCGCACCGGCTCCGGTCGCGATACCAAGTACGACGTATCCCCAAAACGTAAAGTCTACAAGGGCGATATCCCTGAAAAACTGTGGTCGACCCAGCATGACCTGATCGCTTACGCCAATCAGGCTGATGAAACTCGTCTGCTGTCCACCGTTCGCACCATGGGGCGTCTCATTGGTATTGCTGCACCTGCCGCCGCCACCGCTGCTATTTCCTCACCAGCTGCTGCCAGCGCAGCTACGCTGCCTGGTTTTGGCACCATCACTGGCCATACGGAAGGTGCAGCTGCTGTAGCCACGATCTCTACCCCGGAACCAGCAAAAACATCTCTGGTAGACGAAGAGATCTTACGTGCCGCAGAGGCAGAGTTCGTACCAGAGCCGGAAGAAGTTAAAGCATCAGCTGCTGCCGCCACTACCACTGCAGCCGCGACCAGCACTTCTAATGACGATGAAGGTCTTGACGATCTGCTGGCGGAATTAGAATCGCTTTAATCCCAGGCCATGACTGTTAAGGCGTCTACGGACGCCTTACTTTTTGGAAGGAGTTTTCCGGTGAATTATCTCTTAGTGGACGGTAACAGCCTGGGCTATTACCACCAGCAATCTGACAAATTACATAACGGCGAAATGGAAGTTCAGGCGGTGTTTGGCTTCATCAAAAATGTTCGTCGCTATGCGTCCATTCTTCACGCACGCCCCATGATCCTGTGGGACGGCTTTAGCGACAAGCGTCGCGACTATTACCCGGAATACAAAGCAAATCGCGATGAAGATCCGGAAATGAAGAAGATGAAAGAAGGCTTTGCAGTCCAGAAGCCTTATATCCTGAAAATGATGGCCGCCCTTGGCGTCAACCAGCTGATCGCCAAAGACGCCGAGGCCGATGACCTGGCGGGGATGCTGGTTGGTCGTCTTGCGCCACAACCAACGGTCGATCATATCTACCTGCTCACCGGCGACGGCGACTGGCTGCAGCTGGTTCGAGAAAAAGTCAGCTGGGTGAGCCTTCGTGAAGACGCCAAACACAAGCAGGTGAACTTTGAGCAGTTCCCAGAGCTGATCGGTCTGCCTACTCCTCGTGCTTTCCTCGAAGCCAAAGCTCTGCAGGGGGATACCTCCGACAACATCAAAGGTGTAGGCGGGATTGGTGACGGTGGCGCCAAGGAGCTGCTGCACGAATGGGGAAGCGTCACCGCTATGGTGCGCGGCATTAACGACGGCTCGATCGTCATCAATAAAGGCCGATACAAAACGGCATTCAACAAACTGGCCAAAAATGCCTTCAACGAGAAGACCGGCTGCCGGATGCTGGAAGCCTTCAAACGCAACATGACGCTGATGAACCTCATCGATACCAAGTTCCCACCCAGCGAAATCGAAAAGATAAAAGGCGCACGTGATTTGAAAGCCTTCGAACTGCTCTGCCATGAGCTGAACTTCCGGTCATTCCTGGAAGATCTGGACGTGTTCGTTTTGCCTTTTGAGAGGTACTGCTGATGTTGAAATCACTCATCAACGGCAATACGACCACGCCTACGATGCTGGCTAAGGAGATTGTCTTCTTCCATGGAGAACATGCCGTTGTTGCTCTGCCGCGCATTCTCGGCGCGGCCGGCATGAGCGTGACAGAACGAGAGTACGGGCTGATTAGCGAACAGGTCGTCAAGATCCTCTCCCGCATGGCCAAACACCTCAACCACGACGCAATAAAGTTTGATGAAGCCGCCGCTTCCAAACGCATCAAAGAGACAAAAGGAGCCTAAGAATGGCAAAAGGAAAATCAGCACTGGCAATGGCATTAAAAAAGAAAATCGGCAGCAATGACGAGATCCAAAAGGTTTCACACTGGATTGATTCCGGCTTCCCTCCGCTGAATAAAGCCATCTCCGGGCGCTATGACGGCGGTTTCCCAAGCGGACGTATCGTTGAGATCTTTGGGCCGCCAAGTGCTGGTAAAACCTTCCTGGCGACGGCCGCCATGGTCTCCGCTCAGAAACAGGAGGGTCTGGCTGTATTCCTCGACCACGAAAACAGCTTTGATGTTGGTCTGGCGGTGGCAAACGGCCTGAATGCGGATGAGGATGACGGCCAGTGGGTCTATAAGCAACCGGACACGTTCGAAGAATCGGTTGAGCTGATCGGCACCATCCTGAAACTGGTGCGAGACGAAGAGCTGATCCCCGCAGACGCCCCTATTTGCATCGTAGCCGACTCCCTTGCGTCAATGGTGCCAAACTCCAAAGCCGAGAAGTTCGACAAAATGGCGGAAGGTACAGCGAAGGATAAAGATCAGCTAAACATGAACGATAATACGGCCCTGGCTCGCGCCACGAGCGCCAACTTTCCAACGCTCGCGCTATGGGCGCGCAAGTACAATGCCTGCATTATTTTCCTTAACCAGGTTCGTACAAAAATCGGCGTGATGTTTGGCGATCCGACCACCTCCCCTGGTGGTGATTCTCCGAAGTTCTACGCCTCAGTACGTATTCGTCTTGGCGCTTCTGTCATGAAGGATGGCAAAGATAAGATCGGTCAGGACGTGGGCGCCGAGTGCATCAAAAACAAAGTGGCACCGCCATTCGGCAAATGCTCATGGAAATTCTACTTCGACCCGACCCGCGGTCTGGACGTTATCGAGTCACTGGTTGAGCACATGCTCGAAGAAGGATACCTGCCAAAGAATGCCAGCGGCCGCGTAGAGATTGGCGACAAGAAGTATACCAAATCGCAGATCGTCGACATGTATCGAGAAAAACCCCTTACGGAAATTATTGCTGCTCTGCAAGCTATTGAAGACAGACGTATGAAGGAATCTAAGACATTGGTTGAGGGCGATTAAGTTAATTAAAAAGGCGCTAGTATGCGCCTTTTTAATTAAAAGAAATCTTTACTATCCTTAAAACGTTCATAGACCTCTTGCTCCCTTTTATTCCAAGATTCATCTGTTATGTAATTAGGTTTCCATTCTAAACTTTCCCAACCACTAACTAAAAAAGCAATAGCAAAACGGTCATCGTTATTAATCATGGTGTTCGATCCAACGTCGACTTTAGCCACTAAACCTATTGCTTTTAAATACCCAACTGCATTAATCACCTCTTGACTTGATAGAGTCAACTTACCACAAATGATTGATAACTTTACTGAAATATAAACATCCCCTCTAGACCTTATCATCAAAAGATATAGGTATACCTTTAGAGCATTTAGTTCATTAACTCCCCGGTTAGTCATTGCTTCAAAAGAAGGGATATGACTCTTGTCGTCTACCACTCCCTTGTAGGGCATTTTGCACCAAAACCCATGACTTGTGCTAAAGTCAGCCAAATCTCTACCTTTTTCTCTTGGCTTGCAATTTATTAGTATGTATCTTTTCTTTCTCTCGCCTTTTGTACGAATAATCTTAGCCTCTTCGAGGACACGTAAACCAGAGTTGATCAATTTTCTGCTCAGAGAACACATTGCAGCAAAGTCGTCATAGGTTAAGTTCGCGCCGATCTTGCCTTCTTCATCAATATCTGACTTTAAACAAATTACGATAAAGAGCTTAAGAACAGAAATTCCCTGAGAAACTTTATTTTTCTTTAAGCTTTGTAAGAATTTTTTATCTCTCATTATGTAGTAAGGCATTGGCTTCCAAAGTGGGCTCATTTCACTTCCCCATGACCAAATAGTAAACAAACAAGAGTAAGGCAGCCGCGACAAACAGTTTCGTTAACTCATCCGCTACGTCAGCAAGACGTAACAAGCATTTTACTATATTTTCCATAGACATACTCGTACCCTCGTTCAAATATTTGGTTTGTTGAAATTAGTATGCAGCTTTACCTAAAGACTTAATAGTCTTTAGGTAAAGTTCTTTCTAGAATAGAGATGAACATAAATTTCTTATAAAACATAAAGATAACTAAAATTTATAGTTCACGAGAATACTGTTAGGGTTCACGAAAGTATTACTCTCGCTTTCACTCCCTAAAAATTTCATGACGATATCAACAAGAAGTGCATATCAGTCCGCATAACAAATGCCTTGCTTAACGCATTGAACGCCTCGAGGAGATCACTAAGATAAGTAAGTACATACAAAAAAAGGAGAAGTACATGAGGATGATGCTAAGCCAATCTGTGCGGAAGATGCTTAACATCTTGAGCGAACACAAGGCATTATCACTCTTTCGTAGCCATTTACAGTTCAAAATATATAAGTTAGTATTTACCTATTATGAAGATATACATAGATATCCTGTTACTCATCTTTTCAATACTGTTTATGTTGGACTGCCTGATGATCGGGACACTCAAGAAAGCTCTGTCTCCTGTCAACGGAACCACTGTGAACATGCTCGCACTGGTGCTGGTCGTCACCTCTACAGCACAGGTCTACACAGGGATAGTGGTATGAGAAAAATAACGCTTCTGCTGGCCGCCCTCTCCTTTTCTCTGCTGGCGGATACCCGGATTTACCCATGCGATATGACCGTATCGCAGGTGAAAAATGATCAAATCAGCAGACCTACTAAAGCTGACTTCGGCGCGCTGGTCGTTGATAGCGGAGATCAGTTCTATGTCGTCCGCGGCGATGAGGTTCTCTCATCCCCATATCTGGCTAAACGCAACGGTAAATTGGTTGGCGTTGGCGAGGACGAGCTTATCTACAACAAATCCCACGACGTCTACGGCGTTCATAGCAAAAACCAAAGTTTCTTTTTCGACGGATGTAAGGAGGTTGGTTAATGGCTCTCACAATGACTGGTCTTGAGATTGAGAAAACAAGCGGCTACTGGAGAGCGAAAGGCTTCAGAAAACCGGACATGCTGGAGCGTCTGGAACGTGAAGACGGTTACATCATCCACCAGCGTCGGGAATGGCGCATGTTTGATCCTGAAACTGGGAAACTCACATCGAAAGCACAAACGCTTTGGGGTCTGCTCAAGCAGATCCACTAACCGAAGTTTCTGCAGAGCGTTTTAAGTGTGATGGAATAACAATTGTTAGTAATCACCAACCTAGCATTCATGCGGGTTAGCAGGTTAGTGACCACTGGGGAAGCCATATTGTTATCTACACGGGCCAGGCGCAAATCAATGACTGCGTCGCCCGTTTTCAGGATATCTAATTCAGTGCTGTATTACCGCTCACAGCATACGTTGCCAGTGAATTACCGCTCACAGCATACGTTTTACCGCTGACAGCATATCTTTCACCGCTGACAGCATACATTCATAGGGCAGCAGTTGCTCTTAGACGTTAGCCATGTCGATTTATAAAGACCGCAGATAGTGGAAATGTACCGCTGACAGCATACGTTTTACCGCTGACAGCATACATTGAGACAAAAGAACCGCTGACAGCATATGTTGAACCGCTGACAGCGTATCAAAGCAACTTGAGGCTATTGGTGAGTATCTCGATCAGCTTGATATTCTCTGGCGTCAGGTTCTGCGACAGCTCAGAAATTTTGTTTTTGAGGTTCTGTTTCGCATCAATTTCACCCTTCGCTTCTTCTGCCTGCTTAGGCGCCTCTGGCTTCTCAGGTTTGCTCGATGTTACTTTCAGTTTTGGGTTACGACTGTGGATCTGGATGTAGACAGAGCGGCCACGCTTAACCTCGCTATATTCGAGATAGCCCAGCTCTTGCAGTGACTTCAATCCGTTCCTGATAGTCTGGTTTTGCGAACTGACGTTGCGCGTGCTCAGATTGAGCCTGGCGCGCAGCCGGGCAAGAGATACCGGTGCCGGCTTAGGAGGAAGACTTTCGATGAAAGTATACAGCGCCTGGGCCGTCTCTTTGCGCGGGAGCTTGTTGATGACCTTCAACTGCAGCAGAACTTTATGGTCAAAGCGATAGAGCTCAGACAGCTTAGGTTCAGCATAAAAGACAATGGAGTCTTTCTTCTCGTTGTAATCAACGCTGTTTATGAGGTGAACCATCAACAGGGATATCTTGTTGGTGTCGTCGACGTTCTTCTCTTCATGAGAGCGCTGGAACGACAACGTCGTGCGCATGATCTTGAGCAGGCTGTTTGTCAGGCGGTCTCGCAGGGTCTTGCGGATCTGCGAGGACGGGTAGCCGCAGAACTTGGCGAACTTCGTGATGCTCAGCTCTACGCGCCCTGTTGGCTCGCCGTATTCAGCCAGAGAGCGAACAACACCAACCCAGGTTTTGAAGTCATGATCCATATCCAGCCGCGGACCGGTGATTTTAATGTTTGAATAACCCTCTGACCGCGCGACTTCAAGCTGGACAAGCTCCCTGGATGCGTCGATCATGTTGGACTTGTTGCGAGAGCTAT